TGTTACTTTTTCTATATCCGCTTCTTCTCTTATTATAGGTCCATTCATCGTTATATTGATTTGAGGAGTATTACCTTTGCCTTGTCTCCATTTATCAGCCTCTCTACGGCTCAATACTGCTTCGTCTTGGTGCAAATTAGCTAAATAATTATTATAAGGAACTCTTCGAAGTCCTGCTGCATGGTTTCCATCTTCTGCTCCAGTTAATGACTCTGTAACCTTTCTAACTGTAGCAACTATAGGATTATTTGTGATTTTATCTTTTAATCCTTGCCATGCACTTTTTATATCACTAATTACACCTGATATTTTTTCTTTTACATTATTAAAAGCATTTATAGCAGTATTTTTAATAGCATCCATTACGCTTTTTATAGCATTTTTAATAGCATTCCATTTTTCTACTACTACAGATTTAATTGCTGATACAATAGTTGATATGGCAGTTTTTATAGCATTCCATACATTAGTGACTACTGTCTTAATTGCATTTCCTACCACTGATACAACTGTTTTTATTTCATTCCATTTATTTTGAATTAATGTTTTAATAATACTTACAATTGTGCCTATTACAGTTTTTATTCCATTCCATGCTACGATTACTATTCCTTTTATTATATTTAATACAAAAGTTATACTAGCTTTCATCTCAGTCCATTTTCTTATAACTAATGCTTTAATAAATTCAATAATTGGCGCTATTGCTGCTTTTAACTCATTCCATTTACCTACTACCCAGTTTTTCAATTCAGTAGCTTTTGCGCAAATTGTATCCCAGTTTTTGTATAATAGAACTCCTATGGCTATAATTGCTGCTATTACACCTATGGCTATTAAAATTGGGGAGCTTAATGCTGCAAATGCTCCTGATGCAATTCCTATAGCTGCGCTTATACCAGCAAATGCTAATTTTACCGTTGTTACTACAACTATTATAGTTCCAATAATTCCTATTAGAGTTGTTATAGCTGCTACCACCATAGTTATACCTGCCACTAATTTAGGATGTTCTTTTATAAATTCTTGAAACTTTTGAATTACTGGTTGTATAGCATCCGCAATTTGTTTTATAACTGGTGCTAATGCTTCTGCAAAAGCCGATTTAATTCCATTAATTGCTGAATTTAAAGGTGCTAATGCTGAACCTAATTCTGCTTGTGCCTTTTGTGATTCCCATAAAGATTTATTATAATCAATCATGGATTTATTAGTTTTATCATACGTTTCTTTACTTTTTCCGTATGCTTGATTTAAGGTATCTGTTATAAGTTTATTTTTTTCAGATACAGTTTTACATGCCTCTAATTTCTTATTAAAACTATCTTCACTTATTCCAGCCCAGTTCAAAGCATCTGCTAAGTTTCCTGTAACCTTACTAACTTGTGCTGTTTCAGTAATCGATTCGGTTAGTGATTCAATAGGGATACTATCTCCATATGCACTCCATACTGCTAGCGAAGCATTGATAGTTTTATCTAATTCGCTTTGAGATAGCCCCATCTTTTGTAAATTGGAAACAACATTGACTGCCATCATATCATCACCAGTATATCCATATACTTGTCCAGCATTTTTATTAGCATCTTTCTGTTTATATCCATTTTGTTTAGTTGATCCTTGTAATTTACTTTGCAGAGAATTAAATTCTTTAGTAGCTTCTGTTAAATCCATCAAATTTTTAACTACATCAATAATTTTTCCTCCAAATTCCATCATCTTTTGTCCAGCTTCCATAACTCCTAGAGAGTTTATCCCTCTTGCAGCTTCATTTGCAGCACTATTGGTATCTTGTAATGATCCATTAGTATCTTTTATTGTGCTTGTTAAATCAGTCATTGAATTAGCAGTATCTCCAGTTGCCTTTTGTACATCTTTCATAGCACTATTTACATCACTAGATGTTTTATTTAAGTCTTTCATTTCATTTTGAATTTCATTAAGAGGTTTGCTGATTTCATCTTTTAATTTTATTACCGCCTCTAATGTTTTATCATTTGCCATTAGCTCACCCCCTCTTATTTAATATTTATAGTAGGGAAAATATTTTTATTTTTTGAGATTTTATAAAATTCCTCTGACTCTTTTCTTATAAAGCTTTTTATTACAGTTTTTTCTCCAAATTTCATATTATAATATTGAGATGGCATTATATTTTTATATTTAAACAGATAGTACATTGTTGCTATTTCACTATCTGTTTCAATTAGTTTTTTATTTCTTCATCTACTTTTTCTATTTTCTTCAAGTCTGATAAATTATTTATTGCATTTACTAAATCCTCTACTTCTCCTTTAAGAAGCAATTTATTTATAAGTTCCTTTGGAGTAGCGCAATCAAAATGTTCTCTAAGTGCCTTATCCTTGAATATTGGACAACCTTCCATTATAGTTAATACTTTTGTTTTATATACATCTATGTCTGATACGTTTCCATCTTCAATTTTTATAGCTTTCTGTTGTATTTCTGTGGCCTTTTCTGCATTTATAGCTTGTATTTCAAATTCTAGTTCTTCACCTATTTTTTTTACATACATTTTATGTATAGCAGTTGGTGTTTCTAATGTCCCTGCGTCTATTTTCATTAATTTATCTATTATATTCATTTGATTTCCTCCTAAAATAAAAATAGGCTTTAGTTAGAAACACCAAAGCCTTTATGATATTATTTTTTATATTAAATCTATAAATTTATATTTTGTAAAAGTGAATGGGCATTCCACTTCTCCTAATTTTTTAACTTCAAAATCAAATAAAGTTAAATCATCAAAAGATACTCCTGATATACTTATTCTTTCACTTCCTCCATTACCTGGGTCAGCTAATTTTCCAACTATTGTTACATCCGGTTCTAGACCATCTTTCATAAAATTAGCTAACAATTTTATCATTCTTGAGTTTGTCTTTTTAAGCGTCATAGAGCCAGTTCCACTATATCCTGTTATTTTATGTTGAGTCATCATTTCACCGCAGATATCTATATCTTCTTTGTCAAATTCTATCTTGGCTTGAAAAGCTGCTATTTCATCAACTAATACATCATTTATCCAAACTTCCATTTTGTTATCATGTAGCATTTTATTCTACATTTCTCATGGTTTCCCATGAGTTCAGACTATGTCTTTACCTTTAACTTAATAGTAAGGTAACGGGTGCTCGTGTCTCTATTATTGGTTATCTTCCGCAAGAGTTAGTCGTTGCGCCTTCCTAACTACTTTTATGATATTTGTTAGGCTCGGTTCAAAGTTGCCATAAATAAAAAAGAACCCTATAAAAGAGTTCTTAATTCATGATATAATATTTTATCTATATTATTAAATTCCCAATATGGTATTCTTATTAATTTTATTTTATATTGTTTGGCAAATTCACTTTTGATATTGTCCTTCATTAAATTAGAAGCAAGTTTATTTTTAGCTTCTTTCCATCTTCCTGGTTTATAATGTAGCTCTCCATCATATTCAATTAAAAATTTCAATTTATTATCTTTATATATAGCAAAATCAAAAGGTAAAGTATATTTATATTTACATTTTTTATTTCTATATTCTCTCTCGTATTGAATATGATTATTTTCAAGAAATAGTTTTATAGCATTTTCTCCTTTGCTTTCTTTACAATATTTGCATCCTCCATTTCCTAATAATGTTCCTGCATTTTTTTCTGATATTTTACCACATTTAGTATGTAGACATTTTATCTTTTCTTTATCCCCTTTATATTCAGATAGTAAAATAAATTCATCTCCATACTTTTCTTTTATTTCATTTTCAAATACCTCATGTGATTTTCTTTTTTTATCTCCATATTCTGATAATGCGCATGTTCTGCATTTATGTCCATCTAATATATGTTGTCCTCTAGCATAAAATTTATTACCGCATCCTAAGCATTTAAATTTCATTTTATTAGATGCTTTTGTATATTTGCTTATCAATTTGCAATTTGTATTAGAATTTGCTAATTTTTCTAAAAACTCTTTTTCGCTCATAGCATTCCAATGAGGCTTACATTTATAACAGATGGGTCTTTTTAGAAAACTATTAAATGTTACTGTTTTTATATGTCCTTCAGAACATTTTATTGTAATTTTAGCATTTAACTTTGGATCATCTGCGTTTAGTAATTCAAATCCATTACTTTCTACTATTTCTTTTATTTTATCAAAAGTGTATTTCTTCATAAAAATAAAACCTCCGATAGTTTTTTATTTCCGAATACTTATAAATAGGAAGGGGACTTCGGATAATCCCTTTTCGTTAAGACTCGCGACTTTCCTAACTATCCTATACTTATATTATATCATAAATATAGTTATTATTCTTAGGTTTTCTTTGAATTCTCCCGTTTTTTAACTAAATATTTCTACTTAGTGGGGCAAAGTTGGATAGAAGTAATACACTTACCCCAAGTACCATTTATTACTTCGTTAGCTTTCAATTAAAAACACCTCCTATATGAATACTCTAATCGAAATACTTTCTATCGCATCAAGAATTTTACATTCTACAGATATGAATACCTGATCGCCTGTGTTAGCTTCTTTGATTTGTTGATCACTCATATTAGATATACTAACTCCATTTGATTTTAAGTATTTCTTTTGTTCTTCCATATCTATATCAACTGTTACTGTATTTTTTTCAACTAGTCCATCATTAATCAATCCATCAAAATAACCATGGATAGCTGTAATTAGTAATATTTTATTATCATAACTGTTACTTAATTTTCCAATATATGCATCTCTTGCAGTTTTTCTTATATCATTTGCTATTAAGTCCATTATGTCAACAGTCTTAATTTTTTGAAATAAATCACCTTTACTTTGTATATCTGTTACAGTTGTATCAGATACAGTAGTTAAGCTGTTTACCCCTCTTGCCACTTTTATTCTTCCTGATTCCTTATAAAGAATAAATTCGCCTTTCCCTACTTTTTCAGTTGTTTCAGTTCTTGATTCATAAGGTATCAAATCAACTTCTGGTACAGAAGTATAAGTGGTTGACATTCTTAAATCTGTTCCAGCTATTAATCCTGCAACTCTTGCAGTAAATTCAGCAGCAGTATAAGTTTTTTCTCCTACAACTACTCCACTTTGAGTTACATTTATTATTCCTTCATAATCAGCTGTTTCATTAGCTAATACTGCCTTAACCATATTTCCTAAATTTCTTTGAGATTTAACCCATGTTACTATTGCTGTTTTATCTTCATCTACAGCTGATGGGTAGCATAAATAGTCAAATTGTGTATTTTCAAAATGACTTAAAGCATTCTGCAAAGTTAATTCTCCACTTATAATGTATAGTTCTAATCTTAGTGGTGCACTTGTATTTCCTATTAAAGCATTCGTTATAAGTTGCTTATTATTATCTGTCACATCGCTAGGTATATCAGTTACATCAACTATAGTTGCAGGAGATATAGCTTTTTCTTCCTTTATTATCATCGCAACTATACCTCTGGATCCTCTGCTTATAGCAGTAATACCTTCTTGTATAAATTTAATGCTTATACTTGGTAATCCTAAAGCCATTTATTTCACTCTCCTTTTAATTCTCTAATAATTTTGAAATATCTACAATAGCTTTGTCCACTATTGGCAAAGTAGGATCATCAGCTTCTATTGTTATACTTCTTAATTCATTAAGTTGTAAATGTAATTCTTTCATTAATTCATATTCTGTTGGTTCGCTATCCGGATTATCCAACGGACCAGTATATTGTGAATATTTAATATCATCAAAATCAAGATGTATCATGAAATCAAGTATTCTACCTACTTCATCTGAATATATATTGCTTTCTATATCACCCACTGTCAAATAAGTATCATCTACAAATAAAGTCCTTCCAAATATTTTTTCAAGTCTATCACTGGCATCATATATATTTGTTATACTTTCTCCTGCTTGTTGTAGATACTTTATTGATACTGATATAGTTCTTAGGTTAGATATTCTAGTTATGGCTGAACTTGAAATAGGCAATATTTGCACAAAAAAACAAGACTTATCAAAGCCTTGCGTATTGTCATCTTCTATATATACATCTTGTGGAAAATTTTCTGCTACTGCTTTCGTAGTAGCGAATAATATACTTTTTAGAGGTATCATTTAATCACCTCCTATTTGAAGCCATATTTTTTAAATAGATTTTCTAAATCTTCTTCAAAATTTTTTTTAGTTTTTTCAAAAGAGGTTTTTAGCATATAAACTCCTTCAGCTACTCCTTTAACTTTTCCATCTCTTCCTACAATTCTATGTCCATATTCAACATGCAACCCATATTCAGTATTATTAAATACCTTTACATATAAATCGTCTTTTTCAAGCTCCCAACTCCTTCTTAATTGTCCCGTATCAACTGGAGTTTTCATCTTAGTATCTCTAAGTAATTTACCACCGCATTTTTTAACTAATTTCTGTAATTCTTTTGCAAAATCGCTCTCCATATCATCAAGCATTCCTATAATATCTAAATTCTTGAAATAAAAATAATCATTAGCCATTATACTCTCACCTTCTTAGTGACTGGAGTTTCTATATGAGATTTATATGGATAGGGTTCACCAGCTTCAAATTCTCCAGTTATTCCATTATAAGTTATAACTAACTTATCTCCAACTTGTATATCTACTGTTGGTCTGCAAAATAATTTATAAGCTGCTGAAATATAGGCTGTTCCTGTTTCACCTGCTACTGTTGTTTCGCTCCCTTTGTCTAATGAACATTTGAGATCAGAATACTTTAATACTTCTTGCATAGTTGTAATCCCAGTATTAGGGTTTTTAACTTTTTCTTTTCTATATATATCCATGCTATCAAAATACAGAGTTGCTATTATATCCGCTTCGCTTGCCATAATAACACCTCCTAAAATCTTAATTTTCTGTACTTATTAAGTATCTTCATTTCTTCGTCTGTTAATTCTGGGGATGTTCTTGTACTGGAATTACTTATGCTTTCTGATGATACACTATCATAGTTGTATTCTATTCTTACACTACCTCTTGTAATAGATTTTATAGCTCCTTGATTAGCTGGAGTAGAAGTTCCTGAGCCGTCTATGTCTTCCCCTAGAGAACTTAATTTATACGCCATTATATTAGCTACTTTATCTTCTATAAATTCATTTATAGCATCTTGATCTATCTGTGGAAGAACTAAAAAATCTTCTATATTACAATAACCTTTTACTCTTTTGGTTACCTTATCAATATAGAAGCTAATTAAATCATCATAAGTATTTTTTTCTAGTCCTATAATTAATTTAATATTTTCAATCAAACTTTATCACCCTCTTTTTTAAAAGAGGGCATAAAGCCCTCTTATTTTTTAAATAATTTTATTAATTCTTCTTTACTTAATTTTGAATAAGCTAATCCTTTTTCTTTAGCTATCTTTTTCAATTCTTTAATACTTAATTTTAAATAATCTATATCTGTATTAGATTTTTTATCTTCATTAGATATATTAGATATATCAACTAATATAAAGCCTTTATTCATAAGCATTTTAGCTTCTTCATCTGTTTCAACTACTCTATGAATATTATCTTTTTTTAGTTCTATCATGGTTTAAACCTTATGCAGTTTTAGTATCTTTTATATTAGCAAATACTAATTCTTTTTTATTATCTAATACAAATAAATCATGGTATCTTCTGTAGTCCATAGCCCATGCATTCGCTTCTTGGTTTACATTAGGTGAAAATACTCTCATTTTATCTTGTTTAGTTACTGCTATAGGTACATTTGAAGCAACTATTAAGAAGTTTACATCTTTTGCTCCAGTTCCTTTCACATATCCTCCTGCTGTTTGTCCACTTGTTGCTCCATCATATAAAGTTATAGCTGAGTACATTCTATTTGCAGGAGTTGGTATTATTGGACATTGATCTATAGATGGAACTTGTGTATCTATTCCATTTACAGAGAAAGTAGTAGTTGCTATTTTACCTGATAAAGCTAATTCTAGTTCATTAACTACATCATAGTTAGCATGTATTACTAATTGTCCTTGATATCCTTTTTCTCTTATTACTTTTATACCAGCTTTTATTTTAGCTAATACAGTTGCTGCTGCTGGAGTATATCCATATTCAACATTTGCATCTCCTGTAACTGCCATAGCTATAGTTGCTAATTTAGAAAGTCTATAAGCTCTTTATACCCTCGGTTTCCCGATATTTAAATAAGGGAGTAGACTATATCATCACCCTATAAAGGGTGGTTGGCACTACGGGACAAGGAATTTCGCCTTGAACCTCTTAGAGTATCTCAACTCAATTTAGTCGTTTGACTTTCCTACTATACATAGTAGACTTAGCACTGGATTGCCATATTATATATTTAAAAAATACTTTTTAGTATTATGTTTAAATTTTTACGTTCCCAGTAAGGGATTCTAATTAGTGTTATATTATGTTCTTCACAAAATTTATTTTTAATTTCATCATGCATTTTAACAATTTCAAAATTTTCTAACTTGTTGAATAGAAAGTTTTTCTGCCATAATAATAACACCTCCGATAGCATTAATCCGATTAAGTAAAAGGGAAGAAAGCTCGGATAACTTTCTTATCATTAAGGCTAGCTACTTCCTTAATTATCCCTCATATATATGATAACACATAATTTTAAATATATAACTTAGGTTTTCCCAGTTAGCATATACTTTAATTGCCATTATCCTGCAATTACTAAACGTAGTATACACACCCTGCATTTACAGGTTCACCAACTTTTCATTAATATATTACTATATTAAGCGACACTTAATTTATCGATTTCTGGCACGACTTTCTCTTCTTGGAAGACATTCATAACACTTGTAGCAGTAGCAACAAAGTTAGTTTCATCTACATCCATAGCATCTAATTGGAATTTACGGCCTCTATCTTGAGTCATTTCTAATGTTTGGTATGTTAAATTTACAGCCCCTAAAGTGTATCCTGCTCCTGCTTCACTTCTGTTGTAATCTCCTAATCCATCTACTGACATTTTAGGTACTTTTATTTCATTTCCACCTGTATATTTTACTTGTCCTGCATTTGAGTCCATCCATCCTGTTAATAAAGTGTGTATTGCTTTTTGATCTAAAGCTTGTTGTAATATTTGTGCATAAGCTAATGTATTTATAGCTGTCATGTTTATCCTCTCCTTTTAAATTTAATTATAATCCCAAAATAGAATTGACTTGGGACAACATTGAATCTGTATCTTCTGTATTAGTTCCCTTAGGTGTATATTGATACGTTTGTGTATTTGAATTATTTTTAGGCGGTTCAGTCATTTTGAACGCTCCTTCATCACTCTTTTTAAGTTCTTCTATGAATTTAGAAGCATCTTCACTAAATTTACCATCTTTTAATTCAAATTTCTTTTCTTTAAATTTGCTAAGTATAGCTTCTTTAGCAAAGTTACTTGTAAAATCAATCTTGTTATCATTGAAATAATTATTTATAGCTTCTGTGTATTCTCTATCACTTTGAGCTTGTTTTAAGCTCTCTAGTTCTTTTGAATACTCCTCTGCCTTTTCAGCTTTCTTTTGCATTTCTTTGAATTCTTTTTCTTTATCAGCATATTTTTGTTTCAATTCTTCTTCTTTTTTAGATATAGCATCTTGTATCGCTTTTTCTGAATCAACAGTTTTAGCTTTAAGTTCTTTTATCTCAGAAGCGTAATCTTCTATTTCAGATTTATATCTTTCGATATCCTTGCCATGTTCGCTCATGATTTTATCTATAACCTCACTATCTATTCCTAACTCTTTTAAAAAAATTCTTTTCATTTTAATACCTCCATAATTTACGTTTTTATACGACTTTTACTTGTCGAATTATTTTAGCAGCATTTACTTCTTTTACGTCTAGTAAATACTAAAAAAGACAATAAAAAAGATAACCCGAAGGCTATCCTATTAGAGATGTATCTATTTCTACATTTTCTATTTCTGCTCTTTCTATTAAATATGATTGATATAATCTCATAGCTTTTAATTGTCCATTTAATAAATCATAACTACAATTAGGTTCAAATGGTAATTCACCTAATTTATATTTAGACACCATGTTATCTAATTTACATATTCTAATTTTTAATTGATAAAATTCCGCTTTAAATCTTTCATTGTAATCAGCACTATTCATCATTTCTATTGTATCTTGTAATTTCATATTTCCTCCTAATCAATATATTTTTTCTTCCATTCATTAAATGTCATATTGCTTGGTATCTCAATTCTTTTTCCATTCTTATCTCTTGCAAATCTTGTGCTATTTTCATCATCTTCATCTTCATAGTACAATAAAGAAGTGCATCTACACGAAGGATGCAGTGGGCTGCAATTTTTACCAGGTATCATATCTTTTACATTGAATATTTTTAAATCTAAATTACCACAAACTTTACAAGTTCTTTCATCTGGAGTAGCAAGAAATTGATATTTTTCAACTTTTAAATCTTCATAAGTAATTTTATTAGCTTGTTCCATAACATAACTATGCTCTGTCTGTACTAATCTGACTGCATTTTTATAGCTTGCATTCATTCTAGTAGCAACTCTTTGTGATACTTTTTTACTACTCTCTCCTCTGATTAACATCTGTATTATTTCTTCTTTGATTGTTTTACTTAGCTGTTGTTTATTATTCCATATTCTGCCCGAATAATTGTTGCCACTCCACTCATAACTTAAAATTCTTTCAATAGTTTTATTGTTTATTCCGCTAAAGTTTGCTAAAAATCCAGTTTTCTTAGATATATTATATATATTTCTATTATAATTGTCTTTCAATGTATCCGTTAGAAGCTCCTCGGTTTCTTTCTCAGTTGTTATAGCTAATTTATTAAGCTGTTTGTCAACTTCATATTGTAAAGCCTCTAATCTCGTTATCCTACTTTTCATAGCTAAAGTATTAAGCTCTAATAATAACTCCGGATTATCTTCAATCATTTTAAGATATCCTTTTATGTCCGTTCTCCATTCCTTAAACTCTTCACCTGTTAAATATTTAGTTGCTTCTGCATAAGTTAATTGATTGTCTTTTGCGTATTTTTCAAATAGATTATTAATTTCTTTTTCTATTTCTTTGCCTGCTTTTTTATATTGAGATTGAAGCTCTTTTGCTAGTTTATTACAATCCTTGATTCCTTTATTTAGCTTTTCTTCCTCTCTCTTTTGCCAATATTCTTTATTATTCATAAGCTTCACCTTTTAATCTATCATTTATTTTTTATTTGTATATAATATAAAAAACTGGCGCAGTTTACTAACTACATTTTTAGATAAGTGCTAAAAATATTGATGCTACCATAATTAATAATACTATAAAGAGAAATACAACTACTATTGTTACTACTGCACTAAGTACATCTCTAAACATATTAACGCCTCCTAAATTTTATAACTTACATAATTTATCATTTATCATTAAAATCTTTAAACCTTATTCAGTTCCATTATTTTCACCTACTTCAGCAGGTTTTTCTTGTTGCATTTCATAAGGTTGTTCAAATATTGACTCTTCTTGTTGTTTTTCTTCATCTAATCTTTCCTCTTCTTTTACTGTATCTTCTACCCAAGGATGATTTTCAAGTATTGTTTTCTTAGATATTATTCCAGTTGACATTTGAGCTATTTGTGCTGCTTCTAAATCATTAGATATCATATTTCTAGTATAAGTCTGAGCTATTTTGTAATTTTCTGTTATCCCCAAAAATTTTAAAATAGCCTTTATTAAATGATTTATAGATGTTCTAAATTCAGTTTCTAATAAACCAGATTTTAATTCCAACTTTCTATAATAAAATTTAAGAGCGACTCCACTTACGCTTCCTGTAACTTCTATATCTTGTTGTAATCCTTGTCCAGATTCATATATTTGCTTTTTAAGATATTCTATGAGTACATTTCTAGCTTCAACAGGTATATCTATACTTAATGTAGACAATCCTCCACTGTTTCCATCAATAGATTCTGTTTTTACAGTTTTATATCTTTTTAAATCTGATAGAAATTCATTCAAATCAGTTCCGCCATAATTCTCAAGTATATATATTATTTGTTGTATGTCTTCTATATCATTAGCAAATCCACTAACAACAACATCTTTTAAATCCAATAAACTTTTAATTTTTTCTAAGTCACTTTGTTTTTCTTTGTTATTGGAAAATTCGATAAACGGAACATCTCCTAAGGTATGTGTTATATCTTCACTTTCTTCTATTGGAGTGTTAGTGAAGCTATCTTTCATTTTCCATCTAATCATTTTATTATCTGTCCAATATTCAATATAAGCATATGTAATTTCATCTAATTGATTTAAAACTTCTTCTTTTACTTTGTAATATCTAATTATGTTTTTTAGCTTTCTTTCTAATCCATTATCATATACTGGTATAATTTCTTCTGTATTTACTACTTCATATTTAAATTTACTTTCTCCTGTGTCTTCATCTATTTCAATCCAATAATGCATCCATGCAGTTCCGCAATTACTTGCTTCTATTCCGATATTTTTTAATTTTCTTTCAAATCCATCACCTAAACTTTGATTAACTTTTTCATTAATTTCTTCATTGTCTTCTATATCAATTATAGGAGGGTATGTAAATAGGTATGATATTTTTTCATCTACTAGTATTTGATGAATATTATGTGGTATTCGATTATCTGCATTTCTTAATGGATCTTTACCTTCTCCTTTTGGTATTATTCCTTTAAGTAAAATATCATTTTTATTATTATAATAGTTTTTGGCAGTTCTTATCGTATCTGCCTTACTTTGATTGTTTAATATTTTAGCTTGTATTCTTTGTAAAAGTAGCCCATCTTCTAACATTTTTATCACCTCCTATTTAAATATTCCTATTCCTATTCCTATATTACATTTTTCTGCGACTCCTGTTAATACATCTTCAGCATCATCATGCTTATTCTTACCTTCTCTTTGATATGACACTACATCTTTATAAAACTCATACCATCTATCTCTCCAGTTTATTGGGAAATATATATGTTGCATTACCCAAGTAGAATTTGAGTATATTCTAGCTTGCTTATTTTTAGATTGATGAAATGGTTTGATATAACATTTATTTGAATTATACTTTTCTCTTAATATTCTTTGAATATTTCTTGCAAATGCTCTACCTCCATTATTGCTTTCTATATCAGCTCTATTACATTGTGTATCAAATAACATTTTGGCTGTTAAATCTTCTGTAATTTCCATAGCTTCTTTTGTAAATATTACGTCTAATACATAAGCCTCTCCATTATAAATCCCATAAGTGATACTACATAAATAGTCATCTCCTGTATCAGCTGTATCTGTGTAGTTTTTAATTTGTTGGAAGTATGGAGGCAATTCAGAATAAGTTTTAAATGAAGTATATAAAACTCCTCTTAAATCTATTGGTATTTGTTGATAGTTAGCTGAAGCTATATCTTCACCCATAGCTTTTATTTTAGATTCATAGCTTCTTAATGATAAGACTTCATCGCATAACATAGTTCCATCATCTTGTAATGCTTTCATATTGATATGATTTACTTCTTTACCTTCTTCTTTATAAAATTCTAATGCTTTTCCTGCTAGATCATTACTTGCCCATCTAGTCATAATAATTATTATTTTTCCGCCTTCTTCTAATCTTGATAACATTGTATTAGTAAACCATTCCCAATGCTTTTCTTTTATATTTTCATTATGAGCTTCCTCAGCATTTTTAATTAAATCATCTATAACAAGTATAGAAGCTCCAAAACCAGTTGCAGTTCCTGTTGGTGAAGTTGCTAAATAATTATTATATCCACCTTCTAAGCTCCATAAGTTCATGGACCCATCACCACGTTTTATTTTTACGCCCGGGAAAACATCACTATATACAGGCTTATATATATCTGCTTTTGCCTCTTGTATATCATTTCTTACGTTTTTAGAAAATGTAGTTGATAAAGTCTCATTATATGACCCCGGGTCATCACCTTCTCTCTACTATTTTGACCCAGTATCCATTCAACAAACAAAGAGGCCGTTCTTGATTTGCCGGTGACGGGGTGGCATATTAATAATCATTACTTCTTCATTGCCTTCATAAAATTTTTGAAAATCATTGCATAATTCTACCAAATACTTTCTGTTAGGCTTATAAAACTCAGGTGCTTTTAAATTACAATACCAGAAAAAATTTCTTCTTGCCAGTTCGCATTTAGCTCCTATTTTAATTAATTCTTTATCTGTCACCCTTTTTCACCTCCTTATATATATTTCCAATGATAGCCACCAGATGATTTGCTTAATCCTTTTAGATGATTTATTATGCCTGTTCTAGTTATGTTAGTTTCTCTTGAGGCCTCTCCAATGCTATTATATATAACTCCAGTTTCAATACACATAATCTTTTTAGATTGTGCATGTGTGGGCCCTATTGTTTTTCCTTTTCTGTTTTGGCTTATTTTTTGAATTGTTTCCTTATCTCTTTTCTTTCCAGTCCAATATCCTGGATTACCTTTATGAGCTTCACTTAACTTCTTTTTAGTTTCTTCTGTTAATTGTTTCCCGTACCATGGTGCTTTTTCTCCCATATGAGTTTTTCTTAACTTTTCTCTAGTTTCTTTATGTATTTCTTTATGTTTATTTCCTCCATGTTCTAAATTATAACCATTTGGAACTAAGGAATTATAATATTTAATCCAATATATTTCTTTAGCATCTAATTCTTCTCTTGTTTTTGCTGTATCTATTGTTTCGTATTTAAAATTTTCCTTTCCGTATTTTTGAATTGCTTTTGATATGCAAGTTTTTGTATGTCTATTAAAATGACTATACATTCTTCTCTCTAATTTTTGAATAGTTTGTCCTATGTATATTTTCCCATTAATACAATTAACTATTTTATAAATTATCATTCAACCAATTCCTTTTAAATTATTTTTTTAATCTTCGTCTATCATTTTCTTTAATTCTTCATAAGTGAAGTTTGCATATGGATTACTTATTTCACCGTTTAAACTTACATCTTGTTTTTTTGCTGGATATAATTCATTGAGTTCGCCCAATTCCTTTATTGCATTTATGAATATAGTTCCATTCGCCTGTCTTAGTCCTTTTTTAGGATTATTTATATCCTCTTTAGCTTTTTCCTTTACCCAAATTAAGTCGTTTACCATTTCTTCTCTTGTGTATAAAGCTTTTTCCTTATGTTCTTCTAATAATTCCTCATACCTTACCTTTACCTTACTCTTTTTAAGTAATTCTGAAGCTCTAACATCTATTACTTCATCTTTCATATTAGCAGCATTATAAGCTTCTTTATATGCAACTCTTTGACTTTTGCCACTTATTAATGCTTGTACAAATTTTTCTTGTTTAGCTGTCAAGCTCATAATGCCACCTCCCTATTAATATTTTTCAATAATCACCATTAATAAATTTTTCAAACTCTTCATCATTTACAACTACTGCATATCTATAAGTAATGTAACTAAAATACATATGATACAAAGGTACAAAACAATATAATAAGCTTATAAATATCCACTTATTCAATACAAGTCTCAAATCTTCTTCTGCTAGTTTTTCATCTAATCTCAATAGATATAATGCATATACTATTAAAGATGCTATTACAAAAGTAAAATAAGTAATTGATATACATCTAAACATTTATTCACCTAGCCCTTCCAATAAATCCCTTAGCTTATTATAATAAGCATTATTTCTTGTTAATCTCATTAAGCTTTCTATCTCCCACTTGCGAGGCGTATTTGGAAGTTTCTTTCTAATACATAAGTCAACTATGCTCTTAGCTTTACTAAATGTTCTAACATGAGTGTGATGGTTTCTAAAGTCTCCATTGGTATTATGTATGATGTAGCCACCACTAGCCTTGTATATACTATACTCTTTTCTCTGAAAGATTTTCCTGCTTCCTTGACTTTTATTAAAATTCGGCACTTCTTTCATTTGTTGGTCTAGCTTCCATAATTCTTTTGGAACTTCTATTGTAGGTTTTATAACTTCATCTATTTCCTTCCATCTTTTCACCATATAATCACACCTTTTAACAAAATAAAAAAAGAACACTAAATTATTAGTGCTCTTTGTGGGAGTAATGAATCAAAGCAATTGTTTGGTATCTTTGGAATTGTAAAGAATCGAACTTTACTATGCTCCAGCAATTCCATATTGCACCCATTGATTTGGGTGCATTGGAGTTAATAATATTTTAAAAAAAATAATTAAATCAAAGATCAAGTTCATATTTAAAAAGTTTTTATTAAAGATATAGTTAAAATTATTTTATCGGATTATTTTTTATTAAATTATAATGGTTTAAGCAGTTTTCCTTCTGCAAATATAATGTAAAACAATAAGTAATTAATAATACTAATTATGATATATAGATTTTTTTAACACACAATATATGTGAATATTTTGATTTTATCACGGTTTACTCCGGAGGTTTTAAAGTGGTCCTCTCACTCCTACTACTATGTTTTAATATATATATTAGTCGCCCTCATGAGTTGAACACGAGTATATACTTGTTTCATATATAGTCGACAATTTAATAATCCACTTGTATATAAATCCCATAGCAACATATTGAGGGAAGAGTACCTCTACTCTTATCCCTCGAACAGAAACTTAATTTGAGTGGAATTAAGTTCTCATTTCTCCAGCATAGTGTGGTATGCTTTACTAATCTTCCTACTTTAAATATATCACACATAAATAGTACACTTCTATCAACTCTTTATATCTAAAATGGTGGCTTATCTTCATAATATACATAGAATTTGCCTTCACATTCTTCAGAATATACTCCATAAAAAACTTGTTCATATTGTTCTCCATGTAGTACAATTCCATCAGTTCCATCATAGTAAATGTGTACATTTTTAAATTTTTCTTCCAGAGTTTCTATAATATCTTTAGGAACTCTATATCTTGTTATACCATCTTCTAGAGTATACTTATCAAAAGAATTGTATTTAATATATAGTTCAGCCTCTCTTATTAGGTTTTTATTCTTATTTTTTCTTTTCCCTTTTTGTGTTTTTTTATATAGAATAAATTCAGCATCATCTAATTCCTCAACTTGTATTGTTATATCTTCTTTTAATAAGTCATTATAAAAAGGCTTATACTTTGCTATATAATACTTTTCAGCGAAATCCATATCTGCTTTTGTAAGGAATGAATGATACTCAATTATTTTTGTTTCCTCATAGCATCCTTCTGGTAAATGTATATGATTACTCAATCTTTGCTTTAAATTACTAGCTTTACCAATATAAAGAATTTGTCTATTATCTCCAATTAATCTATATATACAGTTTCTCATTACTTCACTCCCCTATTTTATTTTTTCTAATATTTTTCTATGCTTTTTATGTATTCCATTCCAACTGTAATTCATCAAAACACATAGTCTTTCCCACGTATATCCGTCAATATATCTTAATCTCATTATATTTCTATCTACTGCATCTTCCAATTTATCTATTGTATTTTCTATTGCCCTTTGTTGCTTAAGTAATCTTATCTGTTTTTCATTGTATATATTAAGTAGTTCTTCTATTTCTCCTAGCAATGCTCCTAATCTATCATTTTCAAAACTTCCGCCTTTTGGCATATCATCTATTATCATACTTTTAATGCTTGTTTTCTTTTCTTCTAGGTACTCTATTTTATCCTTTATAATATCTAATTCTCTTTTGGTTTCTATGTATTCTTGTAATTCTCTTTTCTCCATACTCCCTCAACTCCTTATAAAATCAAACTTTTACCTAGTACAAGTACATATACTGTCATATTATTCTCCGTTATTTTTTTATAAGATGATATAAAATCAATGGTATTTTATAAACTTTATTACTGATTTCTATACTCCCTCTCAACTAACCACAGTAAGCAATAGTTTGCTAAGTCCAATATTGTATCTTCTATAGCTTCGTCCTTTACCTTTTGTTCTGGGGCATTTGGGTTACACAATGTTAATAGTCTATTATATTTGTCTGTAATTCTTACTAAAAATGATAAATTACCAAATTTTTCATATGTGTCTGCAACACTATTACCATAATCATTATTTTTATTTTTATAAGTTTCCTCCAAGTTTGCTAATAGGTGTTGATATATTCCTAATCTATCCATTTTAAGTCGCATTAAAGGATTCTCAGGTACGAATGGTTCTAACATATCTTTATTCCATGAATAAGGATTATTTTTATCGGCTAAATAGAAATCACCGTCTATATCTACATCTACTATGGTATCAACTGCACCTCTAAATTTTAGCATGGGCTCGTTAACATCACACTCTCCATATTTTTCCCCTGCTTGTATACTCTCTTTTATTTTAACTAAATCACCTATTTTATATCCCATACTATTTACCTCCTATAAAAGAATTATTTTATTTACATTTCTAATTCTAATTCACAATATAATTGATCATATAAATGTTGTAATATGTCTTCCATCTCATATTCATTCATATTTAACTTATATTTTTCAATGATTTTTCTTGTATCTTCTATTCCCTGTATACCTAGAAATGACGCTAGTGCATAAGCGTAATCTGTTCTTAAATTAATATTTATTGTTTCAACTTTATTTTTCATAATATCCCTCCTCAATTCTTTTCAATGTTCTTTGAAGTTTATATTCTAGTTGTTCTCTTGCTAATTCTGCTGCTTCTTCTTCTGCTAAATATAATATTTGTTCAATTAGTATAGCTACATCAACTATTTCTGATATTGTAGCAGTAGATATATTTCTACCTACTGCTATATCTTTAGACAATTCTCTTGATAATTCTCCTAGCTCTTCTATTAACTTAAGTTGTTGCGATGGATTCTTAAAATTATCTGCTATTTCTTTTATAGCTCCATTAATTTCTTCTGTATTCATCTATTCATCCTTTCCTAACAGCATTTTCACATATTGTATTTCACAACTTTCTTCATCTTCAAAATCTAATTCACAATTCATACAACCTGCTCCATCTAGGTCGTAACTTTCATTACAGAATACTTTAAATCTCTTATTTATATCTGCTATTAATTCACGTTCTCCTTTTGTTTTTCTTCTACAAGCCATTATTCTAACCCCCTATATTTTTTAACCTCTTTTCTAAAAGCTTCAGTTTTATCATACCCGCATCCTTTAAATTCTGGGCAATGCCCTCTATAAACACATTCTGGTACACAACAATCAGCTAATGGTTTATCTATTTGAGCTAAAGTATTAATGACTTCTTTCCATATTTCTCTAGTTTCTTTTGAAGCACAGTTGCATAATCTTTTTCTTGATATATTTATCATTGCTTGAGCATTACAATTCATTTGCAATCTTACAGGTGCATCCTGTGGTAATTTATTTCTATCTATTCCTGTTCTATCCGTTCTTTGAGTTGATACAAACTTTTCTATTCCTATATGATGTCTTACAAACATTTATACCCCTAGTTTCCTAGTACTTTAACACTTTTTTATCAGTGGGATTAGACTATATCACAATCCTTCCAAAAAGGACTTCCCGCTTTTCGAAGCAAGGAGTTTCACCTTGCCCCTACTCCATATTAGGATAGTCGTTTGACTACTTATATTTAAAAGTCCATCCTTTATGACTTTTAAGTTGTCCTGCTAAAACTTTACTTATTGTTCTAGCTGTTAAATTAAAAGTTCTAGCACATTCATTTTGATTATTAAAAATAAATTCTTTTCCTTCTGGACTTATTGCTATAAATTCTTTTCTTTTGGTTGGTTCATATGACTTATTTTTAAAAGTATCTATAAACATACATTTCTCTAGGGAATATTCTTTATTTCCGTTTTCAATTAAATCTTTATCTAATTGTATTTCTCCTGCTATATATTTGTTATAATCAAATCCTTTTATATTTTTTAAATCATATATGAAGTTTTCAAAACATAGCCATCTTTCATTTACAAATACACCTTTATCGCCATATGACTTATAACTTATAGAATCTTTGCAATAACATCTTTCAATCATTGCATACCATCTTTTAAAGGCTATCTTATTAATTAAAGGTTTTACTGTGCTTGCATTTCCTTTACAAGCTACACCGTAGATATGTTTATCAAAATCATCTCTAACTCTTCCATTTACTATATTCCTTTTTTCAGCTTTTTTTACACTTCCACTTTTTAAAAATTTAATTTTATAGTATGTTTCAGTTTTTATTCTTTCAACTTTTTTAATCACTTCAAATTCAAGCCCAGCATTATTTTTAAATGTTTTGCCGATTATATTATTTTTTTTCATATTATCACCTCAATATAATTATATTATATATTGGGTATTTATTCAATAAGACACTTAATATAAATAGCACAGGATTACCATATTTTTCAACTTAGGCTTCCCCTGTTAGCATAGATATTAATGAATCATTTCCTATCCAAACTATCGTTATCTACACACCTAGAATTTTCTAGTTAACGGGATTTTCAATGTACATTACTGTACAATGGCACTTTGTAATTAATGCGTTGCTACCCATGAAGGACAATTTTCTATTACTATCTTAAATTCTCTTAATCTGATTGGACTATGTTCGCATTTATACATTTTGTACATATAACTTTCTGATATTTCTTTTTCCCCTTCTTCTAATCCTATTGTAGTTCTTGCTGCATCTGCTACATCTCTATAAGTTCCTCCAACATCTGTTACAGTTATTCTAATTTCCATCTATTCATCCTCCCCTATTCCTAATATATCTATGCCTGTTAACTGTCTACAGTAATTTCTTAACTTGTCCAATTGTCCAGTGACTCTACTGTGTTTAGTTTTTAACTCTTGTAATTCCCTTTCCAACTTTGCTTTTTTATTTGTAAGTAATCTAATTTGTTTTTCTAAGTAAGTATTTGCTAGGCTTAGTTCTCTATTAGCATCTAGTAAATTTTCTATTGAGTCTTCTTTAACTTCTATATCTTCCTTTAACTTACTATTTCTGTTCTTTAAGAAATCAATCATTTTGTGTAAATGTTCATTTACGCCTTGTGCTTTTTCTAATTCTCTTGCAAGGTCATTTATATATTTTCTATTTAATAGCATCTAAATTTCCCCCTTATATTTTTCTTATATGGTTTTTCTTTAGTATTGCACATCTCCCATTTGCTCCTACTCCATCACAATTATGTCCCATGATATCTCTATCAAATTCCACTCCTATAAAAGTAGTACCTAACATATCTTTGAATTTTATAATTGTACCTGTGTCCCCAACTTGGATATGTTCATTATATAAATTTTTAACTGTTATTACTTCTACTCTATCCCCTATATTCAATTCTAAGGCCTCCTATTGGTATTCCTTCATAATTAGTTCATCTATTACCTCACTCAGCCTTACTACTTCACTGGTCAATCCATATCTAACATATAGACTATTTAATATTTCCCTTAATTGTTCTAGTAACATTTATATCACCCCACTTATTAAAAGCGTATTCTTGCCACTCATATATTTTTTGTAATCTATCTTCTGAATAGAAATCTTGTTCTTGATACCATTCTTCCATGTCTTTATCATGTTTGCTACTATTATTAGTTCTAGTCATAGGTACACAATTATAAATTTCATTTACCCCATTTTTATTTAAAGGTATTATATGATCTATACTTCTTGTTTGAATATTTAATGGTTCTCCGGAATAAGCATCTTCAAAATTAAAATATTGCATCATCTCTAACCATTGCATTTTATTTATACCATTGCCTTTTTCTTCATTAATTCTTCTTTTATTATGTGCATTAAATACTTTTTCTGGATTATTTTCTTTCCATTTTTTGTGAGTTTTTCTTTGACTTTCTCTGTATTTTTCTGGATTGTTTTTTATATAATTCTTTTTATTTTCCTTAACTTTTTCTGAATTGTTTTTATAGTATTTTTTTGCTCTTTCTCTTGAATTTTCTCTTGATTTTTCTAAATTTATATAATATTTTTCCTTTCTAGCTTCTTTTATTTTTTCTCTATTGTTTTTTCTATATTTATCATTACTTTTTTTGTGAATTTCTTTATATCTTATATAATTAGTCTTTCTCCATTCTTTTTCTCTTTTTTTAATTTCTTCTTTATTTTTTTCGCGATATTCTTTATCCTGTAATTTACGCTTTTCTCTGCGACACTCTTTACATATATTCATGAATCCATATTTGCAACTTTTACTTTTATGAAAATTAACTGAATTAACTACCAACCATTCACCACATTTAGTACATTTTCTAAAAACATAAGGTATATTCACAAAACCACCTCTTTTCATTTGATAGTCAAATAAGAATAGGGAACTACACTAGTATTGCATAATCCCCTATTTAGTTGTTATTCGTCATACTCAAATATATATGTTCCTGCTACTATATTTGTTTTCCACTTCTTGTTAAGGCTATCTGATACTGCTTGTCTACTTACATATAAATGTTTTTCTGCATCTCTTGTGCTTCTAAAGAATCCTATAACTTCTCCAGTAATTGCATCTTTGGCTACTATAGTTCCTTTTGTTTTACTCTTATGAGCCGTTTTCTTAGCTAAATCATATCTATCTAACCATTCTAAATTACCAGCATAATTATCATAAACTAATCCATTTTTGTGATAAACTGTTAAATCGTTACAAGTATAATGTTTGTATTTTTCGTCTTTAGATTTTCTTATAACTTTATCATTTGTGTAATATATATCAACAAAGTGATATGCTACTAACCTTGCTACATTGTATTCCTTATATTCGTCTTGAAATTTAACTTTTATGAATTGTTTGTCCTTATTGCATCTTCTTTTATGTACATAATATGGTAATATAAAATTTCCTTCTGGTATGCTTTTATATATTCTTTTAAACCTTCCATAGTTGCTTATTATGAATTGTCCTTCTGAACCTTCTATTGTCTTCCATATCTCATCTTTAAAAATCTCTTTTGAATAAAATTCTTTAAGTTGTTTTTTACTTGTATTTTCATCTATGATGTAATATCTCTTGTTAACTTTTCTATTCTTTGATTTGTAGCTTTGTAATGTTCCTTTTGTTTTGACAAATAATCGGCACATTTTTTCATAAGTGGTTTCAGTTTTTAAGTTATATTTTGGATCATATAAATATAACATCGCATCACCCCTATTTAATCCCCAAATATTCTTTTATTACTGCTATTGCTTCATCACTACCATTGCATCTAACTGCTCTATATCCGTACAAATTTAAATTGTCTAACCATTTTTCTTGTTCTTTGGTTAATCTCTTTGTTTTATCTGCTTTTAATTCTATAAATAATCCAAAATATTCTACATGTTCTGTTAGCCCCTTGTAATATTTTGGAACTAATAAACTGATATCCGGAAATCCTTTCTTCATTCCCATTTTTTTAAGTTCTGCTCCAACTCTAGGGCTTCTTTTACCTTCATTGACTGTGTGCATAAGCATGTCTAGTTCTGGATACTTAGCCTTCTGCCATTCTGCCCATTCGAAGATTATCTTTTGATGTGTTGCTTCTAAATTATTTTTCATATTTACATCCCCATACTATTTAAGTAATCACCTATTGTTATCTCTTCAAATTTTATTTCTTTATCTTTTTTCTTTATTTGTCTTATACTAGTTTTCATTTCTTTTAATTCATTTTCGCAATCAAGTGGAGTCATCTCTTTTAAGATGTTTTCACAATTTAAAACTGATTGTTTATAGTAACTATCTTTTAGTTCTATGCCTATCCCTCTTCTTCCCATTTTCAATGCTTGATATACAGTACTCCCTATTCCATCAAATGGATCCAATACTATATCATTTGGATTAGTCCATAATTCTAATGCTCTTTGTATAACAGTTAACTGAAGTGGGCATATGTGCTTTTCGTCTTTTTCATCTCTTGCACTATTTTTTTGAAGTGTATCTGAAGGATTTATGTCCATCCAACATGGTGATGCATATTGTTGCCATTTATCACAGGGAAATCCTTCCTCAGTATGTGATATTCTAATTTTGTTTTCTCCTGGTTTTCTCATTGTTACTAAATAATCTGGTATGCCTTGTCTACTCATTGAACTATCTTTTTTAAGTTGTTTCCATAATAGCCCCAGTGCTTTTGTTCTCTGCATTGCCACCACTGGATTTTTCCATATACATACTTCTGAATGATATATCCATCCTTCTTCTACAAAAGTTCTTATTAGCTCTCCTCTAAAATCTTTTATTCCGATTACTCCATCTCTACATTTACTTGTAGGTAAATTCATGCAATGAAAACTTAGCAATCTGCCAGGTTTTATCACTCTATATAATTCTTTCACTAAAAATCTAAATTGTTTATGAAAACTATCATCATTTTGGCAATTACCCATATCCCTATCTGAATTTGAATAAGTATATAAACTTGCAAATGGTGGACTAAATATGCTGAAATCTATACTATTATCTGGTAATCCTCTCAAAACTTCTACACAATCACCTTGATATAAGCTGTATTTGTCTTTTATGACTTGGTTTATTACTTTTACATTGTTCATTTCAATCCCCCTATAATTGTTCTATTAACCAATCTGGTACTATGATATCTATCTGTGGGTCATATGGAGTTGATATTCTAGTTGTTTGTCTAAGTTCTTTTTTAGTTATATCTTTTGTAAGTTTTATCATTGCATTTTGCATTTTTTCTGCATCCGCTTGTTTTCTCTCTATATTTTCTTTTATCGTTCCTTCTTTTGAGCTTATTATTATATAAACATTTACTTTGTGTTCTTGCCCAAATCTCCATGTTCTTCTTAATGCTTGATAATAATCTTCAAATGAGTCGCTCATTCCGAAGAATATTACATTATGGCAATGTTGCCAGTTAAGTCCATAACCAAATATTTTGGCCTTTGTAACCATTATTGGAGCTTCTCCATTTCTCCATTGTTTTTCCCATTCTATTTTTTTAGCTGGTGGAGTACTTCCTTGTATTGATACACATCTATCGCCTAATAGCTTTGATATTTGGTCCTGCTCATAATTATAATCGCACCATATAAGCCAACTGCCATTATCTTTTTCTATAAGTTCTTCTATAATTGGTAGTTTTAAATCTATTTTTTCTTTTCTTGCTTCTCTTCTTTGAGTTAATGTTAATTTATCAGTTATTATCTCATTCCCATCGACTATGATTTCTTCAATATTTAATTCTGGTAAATCATATCCCTCTGATTGATATCCCAACTCTGATGGATTATTTATAAACACTGACCATGTTGCCATCCATTCCCAAAATTTTTCCTCGGCATGATGTTTTAATCGCCATTGACTTGTATTTCCTCCATCATGTACAAAATACATTGATAGCATTTCTTCTCTTGTCATAACTCCTAAGAATTGAGAATGATTACCTAGTTCCATATATGAATTCGGACTTGGTGTAGCTGTACAAGCTAATCTATATGGTGTGTTTTTAAAGCTATGTATTATTTGATTTCTTACTTTACCAGTAAATGATTTTAATATTGAGCTTTCATCTAATACTATTGCGTTAAATTCTTTAGCTATAAACTTATCTAATTTTTCATAGTTAGTTATATTAATTCCGTCCGTCACATCTGAATGGCTCTCACATATATTGACTGGTATATTGAACTTTTCTCCTTCTCTTTTAGTTTGAGATGCTACTGACAAAGGTGCTAATATTAATATCTTTCCGCCCTCTTTTTTGTGTATTTGATTAGCCCATTCTAGTTGCATTAATGTTTTCCCTAGTCCACATCCTGCAAATATGGCAGCTCTTCCTTTTTTTAATGCCCATCTTACTATATCCTTTTGAAATTCAAATAACATAGGATTAAGTTGTTCTCTATTTATATCAAATCCAACACTTTTGAATACTTGTATCTTACTTTTTATGAACTCTTCGTATTCATTCATTTAATCCCCCCATTTCATATTTACTCATCTCAACCTCCCTAGCTATATTAATAGCCATAGTTATCGCTTCATTTAAGCTATATCCTAGCTCATAGTAAAATTTAGCAAACTTTATAACCTCTTTCATATCCAATCCCCTCTAACAGCCTATGATATTTTGCTATTTGTATTTTTTATAAAAGTTTTCAAATTCTCTTTCTATGTACTTTAAAGTAGCTTTATTATTCGTTCTATTAACCAGTTTTAATATATAACACATATTTTGTTGGCCTATTATTGGTATATATTTTCTTACAAGTTTTCCTGTCTTTCCTTCTATTATTTCTCCACATCTATTACGTTTAGTTGTTTTATTTATTACTTCATTTGTATACTCTATAAGTCTAAGTATTTCTATATTAGAAGCAAAGAAATAATAATTTGATAAACGATATTCTTCTTTTAAATAATTTTCTGTATATACTCTTTCATCTATCATCTAATCCCTCCCAACAATCTATGATAAACCTTATATAGTTCTTTATATTTATTCGCATTTAGTAGGTCCTTTTCTATTCTTTTTATCTCAAGTTCTTTTATATATTTCTCTAGGTCCTGTAACATCTGCATGTTTCTTATTTGTAATCCTGTTAATTCCATTACTTCACCTCTTCTGTTATTGGATCATAACTCCATACTCTAACTTCATCTTTTGCTCTTCCATCTATAGTGCATCCACATTTACATTGACTAATAACTTTAGCTTTATTGATTTTTATATATAACATTGTGCCTTGGCAATGAGGGCACACATTTTCTTTAGCACCAACAATATTTTTCATTAGTTTTCATCCCCTTAACTAATTTCCCATTATTTTTTTCTTTTCTCTGCTAATGGTGTTTTGCGCTACTCCTAATAAATCTGCTATTTGCTTTTGTTTCAGTCCTTGTTTCATAAGTACTGATATCTTTTCTCTTCTTTTTTCTAAGTCTTCTTTATCGTATTTTCTCTTTTTGATTGGTTTATCTATTTCTTTTCCTTTTAATTCTTTTGCTAACATTTCTAGTGCTTTTGTTTCTAACCTGTATAACTTATGATTTGGAATGTTCATTATTTTTGATATTTCTTTTAAATAATACCCTCTAAAATATTTAAGTTCTATTATTTCTCTAAGTTCTGCAGGTAATTTTTGAATTGCTTGTTTGATTATTATTTTATTTATGATTTGTTCTTCTGATATGTTATTGTGGTCTGGTATTATATCTTTTTTGTCCGTTTCTTCATCAACCGGTGAAGGTCTATCTAGTTCGGCATAATTCATTAATTGTAATATCTTTTCAATATCTTTTTCATCTGCTTCAAGATATTTTGCAATTTCTTTTTGTGTCGGAAATTTATGTAACTCATTTATTAATTTAGGTGTAGCTTCTAATATTTGTTTTTTTAGTTGATAATCTTCTCGGTGCAATTTATATGGTAAGTTTTCTCTCTTGTCTCTTATAAATTTTATGATTTGCCAGTTTATTAGGTTATATGCATAAGTTGTAAATGCTATCTTGTCATATTTATCTGGTTCAAAAGTATCAACTGATTTTATGAGTCCTATTGTTGCTTCTTGTTTAGCTGTTTCAATGTCTATCGTTTTACTTCTTGTATATTTTATTGCAATACTTATAGCAATTCCTATATTATTTTCAATTAATTGCTTTCTGACCTCTTTATCGCCATTTCTAGCACGTTCAAACATCTCTTTAGTATTATTATTCATAATTACTCCCCCTTACCAGGGGAAATCCCCTGGAATATAATTATTCGGCATAAAATCTATAGTTTTCTATATCTGTTCCAAATTCTATTATGTTTCCTTGAGCCATTTCAACTAATCTGCTTGCCACTGCTTCATCCCAACTAACTATTTCATCAATTGACTTTTCTGTACTAATAATCATAGGTTTTTTCTTGAGATATCTTTCATTTACTATTTCGAATATATATTTTAAATCTGCATCTGTTGGCTTTCCTTTTAAAAAGTCATCTAGAAAAAGAACTCTTGGTACTTTGTACTTATCCATTTCTCTTATAAAATTTGTTTCATCCATTACTGATTGTTTAAGATTTATTAACATAGTTGTATATAGTTCATATTTGCAAAGTACATTTTTGCCAATCAAATTAATCATTGTTGCTGCTCCTAAATGTGTTTTACCTACTCCAGGTCTACCTGTAATAATTAAGCTTGAGTTTGTATCAAGGAAATTATTACAATAACTTATAGCTTTATCTCTCGCCGCTAATTGAGTTTCATTATTCACTTTATAATTTCTAAATGTTTTATTCTTGAACACTTCATCTAGTCCACATTTTTTTAATTTTTCTTTGGATTCAAATTTATCTTTACATTTGCACGGCACCGCTTGCCCTAAATCATTAAATGTGTAATGTAAATCCCTACATATAGGGCACTCATATTCTTTTATATCATCTCTTTTAGGGATATTATTAACTCTCTCCATTAATATCTTTTTAAAAGTTTCATTCATCTAATCACCCCATATATTTTCATCTAGGCTATCTAATAATTTATTACTTTCTTCCAATCTTCTTTTAAACTCAGCATCATCACATTGTTTTTGTGTTGCTGGTATATTTTTCTGTTTTGAGGTAATACTATTATTAGATGTTTTATTATTTTGAAGTTCATATGCTTGTAATTGTTCTAAACTGGTTATATTTATATCTAGCCAGTTTTTTATTATGCCTTTTAAGTAACCAAAATTTAATTTCCCTTTTTCAGTACATATTTCTAATGCTTTTTTAAATAAATCAATATCTATTTGATTACTCATATCTATAAGCCATTCTCCCACTATTCCATTAGCCATACCTATATTTTTCTGATATAGCTTACTCATAGAAGATAATTTTTCACTTACATACTCATTTACACATTCTTCCTTTGTAGGTATATTATCCTTACCTATACTACCCTTACCTAACCTATCCTTACCTATGCCGTCCATTGGTTGTCCCTGGGACGTCCCATGGACGTCCGCTGATTTTGGTAATCTATCTGCTCTAGGTTTTTTTTCTAATAATTCTGCTTCTGGAAGAACTTGTAAAAGTAAGTCCTTGTAAATACTATCTATTTTTCTATCTGCTCTTATCTTGTTATTTTCTGTCCAATCTGTTATATAAGTTACTAAATCTTCATTTAAAACATTTACAAAATTCTTAGCAACTAATATTTTCAAATCATCCTCGGTTGCTCCTATAGAACTTAAAACTGGATACGCTTCAACTATCCCGTCATCATCTGCATGTAATCCTAAATGAAAATATAAACATTGTGTACTTGTTGGCATTTTTAAAAATCTAGCTGTATTTATAACTCTTAAAGAGAACATTCTTCTGCTTGCCATTGTTTTCACCTCACTTTGTCTTTTGATTAGGAAGAGGAATTAATCCTCAACCTATTACAATAAACTAACTTGCCCTTCTATATTACTTTCATCGGTTTCAGTAACTTCATTAAACTCTACATCTTGTATTTCATCATCATCTACAGTTACATCATCAACCTTTGGATCATATTCAATTAAAAGTTGTAATACTTCATCTGCTTCTTCGAATTTAAGATGTTTTAAATCATATCCATTGCTAGTACAGAAACACTCTAACTCTTTTATGTCTTTAGGATTATTAAAATCATACAATCCCTTTTGTGATGCCATTGCCATTATCTTATTCTTTTGCTTAGTTGATGCCATTCCTGGAACTATTTCTTTTTCTGGTAACTTAGTATCTATTCCCATTTCTTCTTTTTCGTATAATCCTCTTAATTCATTTGGAAAAGCTTCTCTTAAAGCTTGAGATTGAGCTACCTTTCGTATCATCGTACATGGTTTACTACTCCACATACTATTTACTGTTCCGTCTTTTTTCTTTTGTATATATTCTTCTAGGCTTACTAAACACTTTGTAGGGTACTCTCTATTCTTTAGATATACCTCACACCATCCTCCAATTAATTCATCTCCTGGTACTTTTAATGAGCCTTCACGTTCTTTTACTTCTCCATTCTTATCAACCACTACTATTCCAGCCTTTAATCCATCAAAGTATGGATTTTCTCCAGCTTTTTTAAGAAATACATCTTTCCCTACTATAATTTGAGCTGGTTGATTTCCATATTTAACAAGATATGCGTCTCTTACAAATGGATTAAGCTTTTGAGCCTTGCATAATTCAATAAAATATAAAACTTCTTGGTCAGTAGCTCCTGGTGCTATATAATTCTTAACAGTTGTGGCTGATAATACTTGTCCACCTTCTAATGTATAAGTTGCTAACTGCAATGCATTATTGTTATTCATTAGTTTCACACTCCTTAGTCTTTTCTTGTTTTACAAAGTCCCTATATGCTTGCAAATATCCCTTGTCATATATTGTCAAAGGACTGTTATCTATTTCATACTTTTGTATATATTCTTCAAGTTCTTCAATAGGTTTATATCCTTCTAAACATTCCCTTGCTCCATCAATAAAACCCCATGCTTCCTCTGCATTATCATCGTATTTATTGGTGTACATTGCATAAAGTAGTTTATTTTCAAAAGTCGGCTCTTGATTTAAATAACTATCTCTAATTCTCATATTTACACCTCTTTTGTTATTGTGGTATAATTAACTTAGTATCAATTTTCATTGGGTCCTATTTTATAGGGCTTTTTTTATATTCCCATGTAAGCATCTGCTCTATTTTCTCTTTCATCTTCATCTGCTTCATCTAGTTGTTTAATTTCTTCTTGCATCATTTCATCTATTTCTTGTAATATTTCTTTTAGGAATTTAATTTCTTCAACCTTTGACATTTTATAAATACGATTTACTTCTTCGTTATTTATAACTTTTTCTAAAGCTGAAATTCTAGATTTTAAATTATATATAGTTTCATCTAATATCCAGTTCATTTATTTATCCTCCTTTTTAATAAGTCTGCATTCTTCGTTTTCTTCATAATTAAGCCCTGTAACTTTAAACAAAATTTTTCTTATTAATTTCCTTCTTTCCTTATCTATCCTTTCTTCAATTTTCTTAATGATTTCTTCTAATTTAATGTTCTTTTCTCTTTCTGCTAGGGCAATTCTCTGCCAGTACTCTATCTGACTTTGTAAATGTTTAATATAATCCTCCATTATTTATCCCCCTTTTAATATTCACTCGCAACGAAATCATTGTAAGTTAAACTTGTATTATTTATTTTCTAATTCTTCCAATAATTTTTCTAATATCTTTCTTTGTCCTTTTCCGGTTACGCGAGTTGTATGGAATGTAAATACTCCTTTAGAACTTTCTCTAGTCCCTTCTCTTACTTCTAAGTATCCATGTATTATCGCTTCTTGCTTAGCTTCTGTACTATTCTTAAATATCCAGCCCAAATCTCTAAGCTTTTGGTACAATTTCTTTTCTCCTATAACTATGCCGTGGTGATTACTTAGTATCTTAGCTACTTCTCTAACCAATAAGGAATTTTTACTAGCAGATATTTGGTTCAGCATCTTACTATTTTTCTCTAGCTTGTCCTCAAGTTGTTTAGATTTTTCTTGTTCCTCTTTTAACTTAGTTGCTAACTGTATAAGAAAATCTGGACTAGTTAATGCTTTTTCTATTGTATCCTCTGTCATATAAGCTCCATGTTTTCTTATAGAAGGTAAAACTTCATCAAATACCCAACTTTCGAACTTTTCTGCATTAGGTAATTGTGATTTTATAATTAATCTGTATATATCACCTTCTGGTATTAAAGAAGTTTGTGTTTTAACCATGTTCCCATTTTGGGAATGTGTTTCTATAACTTCTTTTCTTATGTGTTTACAATGCATTGATACTGCTTTACTTGAATTGCTATAACCTAATGCATCTGCTATATCTTTACCTACAAACCAAGGCTCGTTTTCAATTTCTAATACTCTTATTTCTCCAAATTCATTATTGCTAAATGTTTTGTAAGATTGATATAAATCTGACATTTACTATTCCCCCTTATTTATTTTTCTTAATACCATATCTTGAAATTTAAAATATTCTCCCCAGTCATTTTCTGCCTCACCTGTTCTTATAAGATTACAATAAATCTTAAGTATCCAAGTTACTGACATTTATTACTCCCCTCCTTTTAATCCATTTGGTCTAGCCAATTTAAAAAAGGTTCAGTTGGAATTCTATAAACTCCGCCTATTTTTATTACTTTGAACATATCTCCTGTTGTTAAAGCTTGTCTTACTAAGTTGTAAGCTGTTTTTTGAGATATTTGTAGTATTTCTTGCACATCATTGACTGTTAAAACTTTCTTCATATTCCATCATCCCCCTAATGTTTTTGTTAACTTAATATGTTATGCTTCTTTATGAAGCACTTTTGGATAAAAAAATAAGTCATCCATTGTTATTTGTGGTTCATATTGCTTGAAAAATATTGTTATTGAAACCATTTCGCTTCTTGTGAATTCAGCTCTGACATTATTTTCTTTATTGCAATATGTTGGCAATTTTATTTTTAATAAATCAGCTAATACCCTTTGAGGTATTTTGTATTTTGCTCTAAATCCAGCAACATTGTTTGGCATTTATACAACCTCCTTTAATTTGTTCTAGCTTCATATTGAAGTTTATACTTATATATTAATGCTTCATATTGAAGTTGTCAATATTATTTTTAATTTTTTTCGAAAAAATATTCATATTGAAGCTATAACTTTCATATAATTATTAATTATGGTATATTTGAAGTAATGGGAGGTGTTGATATGACTAGCTTTGGTGATAGGCTTCAATTTTTAATAAAAAGTAATGGTATTACTCAAAAAGACTTAGCTGATACATTAAATGTAAAGCGTGGATCTGTTTCAAACTGGGTAACAAATAGGAGGTTTCCTGATGCCGAGACATTAATAAAAATAGCTGACTACTTTCATGTAACAATAGATTTTCTATTAAGAGGGGATGATGAATATTTAAATAAAGAATATGATGAAATAAGTAGTTTATATAAAAAGTATTCAGATTTAAGTGAAGACAATAAAGAATTAATTGATACTATGATTCAAACTATGATAAAAAAAAGAAAAGACAAATAAATTACTTTACTTGTCTTAGTTCATTAATTTTATCAATTATTTTTTTATAATCATCTTTGTTTTCTTTTTTTATCTTTAATACTTTTTTAATAAACTCTTCTTTTTTCATTGCATCTCCCCCTTTCTAATAAAATTGTAACATAAAAAATATCGCTGATAGCGATATTTACGACCTGATTTGACATTTTAAGTGTAAATATAAATGACATTTGAGAGGAAAAATAATGATAAAAGAAGCAAGAAAAAAACAAAGATTAACACAAAAGGAATTAGCTATAAAATGCAATTTATCTCAGAGTTTTTTGAGTGAATTAGAAAGCAAGCATAAAAAAAAGAATGTGACAATTAAGCAGATAATAAATATTTCAAATAAATTAAAAATAAGTCCTTATGAACTTAGTGATTGGCTTATAGATAAAGAATTGAATAAAGTTGAATTTTCAGAAGAACTAGGAGTGTTCAAGATTGGATAATATAAAAAGCACATTTATTCGTAAGAGAGGTAACAATTATAATGTTATAGTTGAATACTATGATGAAAAAGGGAAACTAAAACAAAAAAGTGTTGGCAAATATGATTCTAAAAAGGAAGCAGATAAACATCTTATTGATCTAAAAAGTTCTATTAATAAAAACAGCTTTGTGATAAGTAAAGATATAACATTAGTAGATAGATGTTATAAATTTTTAGAAGATAATACTAATAATTTATCCCCATATACTATCAAGAAAAGAAAAAGCATCATAAAGGTATCTATAGAGCCTTTTTTTACGAATACTAAATTAAATGATGTGACTGTATATCAATTACAGCAATGGGTAAATAAAATATATAAAGAACACGGGGGGAGTAGTGCAGAAGCTCGCTATGCTTCTCTTAGAGTAGTTTTAAGAGATGCTTATAGATTTAAAGAAATAAGTGAAAATATAACAGATTTTATAAAAGTTCCTAAAAAAAACATCAAGGTTAAGGCTACCAGTTGGACCAAAGAAGAAGCATTAAAAGCTATTAAATGTGTAGAAAATAAAGCGTTAGAATTACCTTTATTGTTAATGTTACTCGCAGGCCTTAGAAAAGGTGAAGCTATGGCATTAAGTTGGGATGATGTTGATTTCAAAAAAAATACTATTTTTGTTAATAAAAGTATTTATGAGCTTGAGGGAAACTCTTATTTTAAAGATCCTAAAACAGAGAATTCTAAAAGAATAATAACTGTACCTAATTATTTAATTGAAAAAATGATAAAAGAGAAAGAAAGGCAAAGTAGACTAATAAATGATGGTGTTTTATTTAATCAGTATAATTTAGTATGCTTAAATACAAGATTGGAAATGTGGAAAATGAATACATTATTTCATCAATTTGCTAGATTTTGCAATAGATATGATTTAAGAAGAATTAGAATGTATGATTTAAGACATTCATCTGCTACTTTATCAATTGCAGCTGGCACAGATATAAAAACAGTATCAACTAGGTTAGGGCATTCAGATATAAGAACTACGTTAAATATATACACTCATACACTTGATGAAATGGATAAAAAAGCAAGTGATAATTTGGAAGATATGCTATTTAAAAAGTAATGTCAGTTGTCAGTTTGATTGTCAGTTGTCAGTGTATTGCCAGTCTTAAATATAGTAAAAGTTACCATTAGTTACAAGTGTAAGTACTAAAAATACTTGCACTTGCCATTCAATACCAAAGTTTGCAATGGTCTTTGTCACATTGTATATGTGATTGACTATGTTTATCAATTTAAGTTATATTCAGCAATACAACCATGAATACATTTAAAATGTCAGTAAAAAGTCAGTTATTATGTTTTATCCACAATTTTATCCACAGGTAATCATAGCAGTTAGGAATTAAATGTTAAATATGTGTTAAATATGAAAGGACATGCAATTTTAAACCAGTGATTTGCATACACTATATCAAGTGTATTTGATAAGTGAAACGTTCTAAACTTGTTTAGATATTTAATACACGGTTTATGATATGGTTAGTGTCCATAGGGGAGTGCGTGCTTATGCATGTGCTCCTTTTTTAATACAAATTTACATAAAAATAAGCTACCTAACTAGGCAGCTTACATATAAACGAGCTATATCCTTGTTCTTCATTCTTTATTAGGCATAAAGCATTATATCTATCTAATTCAGCTAAATCTATTTCGCTATATCCATCTTTCTCGAAGTAAGTAGATAATTCTTTAAATGCTTTTACATCACATCCTTGCAATAATAAATAACTAGACCCAGATGCTAATACACTATTTTTACATTTAGGAGTTAATTGGTCTAAATAATGCAAAGCTAAAGTAGGAGTTAATTGAAATTTTCTACATTCTACCAATATGTTTTGCATAAGTAGTTGGCAGTTGTAACATTGATGTATCTCATCAAAGAATAATTCTGTATGTGTACTACAATCTATTTGCTTACTAATCCAAACTTTATTTAAAAAGTATGTGGCAATTACATTTCTAATCATTCTGCTTTTAAAATACTGTTCGGGTATTTTTATCAGAATTACTTTATTCTGCTTCATAACTTCTACAAAATTAATATTATTATCAGCTTCTTTATTAAATGCTAGTTTTGTATATAAATTAGTTTTTAACCAGCTAACACGGTCCAGAATTCCATCTATCTTACTATCATAATTCTCTACTCTACCTTTGCTATCTATTTTATCTAGATCTTTTAAATCTTCTATTTCTTCTATTAAAATATCTGGTACATTCTTTATTAACTCAAATCTTTTATCTGGATATTTCAACATATTAATAATGTCTTTAAAACTAGCATTTACATTCTTATAATAAACTACTGTAGCAGCTGCATAAAAATATCTAAGCATTCTGGGTGTAAGTTTACTATTGTCATCATTTATACTGTCTAATAATAATTGCATTTGTTCAGCTTTCTGCATAGCTATATTAACCTTATAGTATATGTCATCATCTTCATTAAATATTAACTCATTAAAGTTAAATGATTGAACTTGCTTAGGATCGTTGAAATTAATTTCTACTAATTTATCCTTTGAAGTTATTTTCTTTATATTATCTGATAGCTGACATTTATCTATATAATCTATTACTACTAATCCTCTACCAGCTTTTATAATATCACTTGCCATATTTTGCATATAATAAGATTTACCACTACCCATACTTCCAAGTAATACTCTTCCTAGTCTTTTCATTTGCTCATCCATGGAGTAATATACCTCTTGTTTATTTTCTTTATTCTTTACAGTTCCAATCCTTATTTCTCCATCTTCTAAACACTTAGGAGCTTTCAACTCTAGGCACTTATTATGTTCAATCATCTTAAACTGATTTATAACCTCTAAAGACGGCATACTTATAAAATTACTGCTTTCTTCAATTGTTGTCTTATTAATATTCACATGATTTATGATTGTCTTTTTTATATCAATGTTTTTAGTAATTTCATTAATGATTAACTCATTATCATCCGAAATTATCTTGAAAGTATTAGAAAAAGCGTTAGAAAGTTCTATTTCTCTTGATTTCTCACTAGATTTGGTTAAAATTATACTCTGATTTTTACAAATTGCCTTCTCACCCTTTCTTTTAGTGCTATGAGAGATTTCACATTGTAAAGGATTAAGTATAAGCTGATTATTTTGTGGTACGTTTAAAATATAATTTAAGAGGTCGTTTATGAGTGAGATAAAATTTTTTAATGCTATTACAGATAAATCTTTAATATTTTTTGACTTTTTTAGATTTTCTCCATTTTTGTATCTTTGAATTGCTCTTGGATAGGTATTAGATCTAAAATAGTTAGATTCTTTTTCACTAGTCGGTATAAAATTATATAATATTCCCACCATTTCATTTTCTTCCAATATAGATGTAATCGTCATGTTGCTATTGAGTAAGTCATTATTTCTTTTATCAACCGCAAGAGATAATGACTCATCATATTTATAATGCAAATCAAATTTACTGCAGCTATTAATATCCATTGGAATATTATCCGCTTCTTCAATCTCTATATTTTTCCAAACCTCTTGAAATTTTATTTTAAATTGATTTAGATATGATTTAGGAATTATAAAATAAAATTGGACCTTTCCTTTTGTAATATGAATATAAAAGGATACTTTGGGCTTTTGAACGATAATTAACTTTTTACTAGCTTGATTTATATATTTATTAGACTGCTTAAACATTTTATTAATTAGAGATGCTATTTGTTCAGTATTATTGTTTTTGTTGCTCTTTGTAGGAACTAATCTGATAATTGAATATTCGCATTTTCTATATTCGTAATAATCACTTAATTTCATACTTTTAGGTTTACTAGGAATTATATTAAGCATGGCATAACACCTTACTTAATATGTTGATTATGATATATATAGCAGGACATATTAATCCTACTCTCTTTCCTTTTTCCCAACCGAATATATATAAAACTAAAGCTATCAATCCGGCTACTACTAGCCAATCATAGCAAACGATACTTAAAGTTTCTAAGCACTCAACTGTAAATTTGCCTAAAAAAGCATTTAATTTATCCATATAAATACCTCCTTAAAATTTAACCATACTAAATAATCTCGGATAAATGTTTAATACAATATAAAAAACAAAATATTGTATTCCTTCTCCAAATGCCTGTTTTAAATTAGCTCCTGCTAACATTTCATTAGTCATGCATAGTATACCTTTCCCTAAGCAACCATATTTAGCAAATACAAGGACCATGTGAATTATTTCCCATGCTACATCTCCTAGTCCCATGTCATTATTTTGGGCAAATATAGGCTTTGGAATTGTTATAGCTAATAAAAATACTAATCTAGCGTACTCTTTTTTATTCTTCTTTAAGTTTCCTATAAATTTATCTAAGGTACTCAATTCTTGTAATTGCTTGTATTCAGAAAAAGTATAAGATTTCATGAATAAACCTCCTTAAATTTGCAAATAATATTAATACACAAAATCGCAAGTAGGTGAATTAGAATGGGTCAAGTTGTATTTTGGTTTGGGTGTGCTATTGCTCTAGATATAATAGAAAAAATTCTATTTTAACATAATAAAAAAGCCTGAGATATCCGTTCTCGGCTTTTTCTTTTGTTTAATCTTCTTTATTTATTTCTTTTAGCATTTCTTTCCTTAGAACTTGTTTTATATAGTTGCTTTTGCCATACACTTCAAATTTACGTTGGAGCCAATCTAAAAGCATGGTATCATCAAGTGTGTTCTTTTTAAATGAAATATTGATTATAGTTGGTTTTTCTTTTGCCATAATCTCACCTCACTAATTTTTATTCAATTATTACCTAAAAAATGTATAATTTATATATTATTTATTTTTTCTTGAAATCCTCTATTTATTTTCTTTGTATAAATATATGTAATTCTTCTATAAGTGTTACATAAAATTATTTAAAAATTATTTAAAATTTATATAAATTTATGCAATTTTTATATAACTTTTGCATATATATAAGTAAATAAAAAATTAAGGGGGATATGAAAATGAAAGAAATGTTAGAAAAAACTAGCATGGAAATGTTAAAAGAATACTTCTATGATGCAAGAGGATATTATCCAGAAGATGAGTTTACTAAGGAAGAACTTATAAATATAATATTAAAAGACATGGAGGGCAAATAAATGAATAATTTTCAAGTTAGTTGGATAAATAATGAAGGTTTAGAACTATATAGTGGTTGGACTGATTATGTAAGTGCAATTAATCTATTTAGAGAAATTTGTAAAGAAAAAGTTGATATTGACCAAGTAGAAGCAAGATTTTGGGGAGAAAATGATATTCTTCTAAAGAGATACAATAATATAGAAAATAAATATTATAGTTACTAATAAAGGAAAGGCTAGGGATTGACTTCTCTAGTCTTTTTATGTCGAACGATTATTGGAATATTTTTTAAAATATAGTTGACGGCTTTTTCCTTAAGGACTACCATTATAGTATAAATAGTAAAGGAGGTGATAAAGATGAAAGATGAAGAAAAAAAGATAACAGTTAGAGTTAGCCCTGAACTTTATAAAAAGTTTAAGATAAAACTTTTAGAAAATGAACGGACGATGAAAGAAGTTGTAACAGAATTCATAATTAAATATGTTGATGAAAGCAAATAAAAAGATACCCTACCGCCCTAGGAAAGCATAGGATATCTTAAACAAATGGAGACTTAATCAAAATCTCTATTTACATTATAACAGTCTCCAAGATAAAAAACAATTGGAGGATTAGAGTATGAAAGATTTAATACCAGTGAAATTTAATGAAGAGGTAGTTATAACTACTAAAATGTTAGCTGAGGTTTATGAGACTGAAGAAATAAGAATACAACAAAATTTTAATAGCAACCAAGAAAAATTCAAAGAAGGAAAACATTACTATAAACTACAAGGGAATAATTTAAAGGAATTCAAAAGGGTACTAGTTAAAAACGAAGACCCTTTATATCAAGAAATTAAATTTGCTTCAGTCTTAATGCTTTGGACTAAGCGTGGAGCAAGTAGACATTGCAAAATGCTAGGAACTGATAAAGCATGGGAAATGTTCGATACATTAGAAGAAAATTATTTTAATCCAAAACCACAATTAACAAAACACGACCAAGCAATATTGAATATAATCAATTCAAGAACAGATATAGAACAAGCCATAGCAATCAAAGATTTTGAAAAAGTAGTAACTGAACCACTACACGATGAAATAAAAGTATTAAAACCTAAAGCACATTACACAGATATAATTTTACAAAATAAAGGATTAATCAAAGTAACATCAATAGCAAAAGATTATGGAATGTCTGCTCAAGAGTTTAATAAATTACTTTGTGATTTTAAAATACAATATAGATTAGGTAATCAATGGTTTTTATATAAAAAATATCAAAATAAGGGATATACTCATTCTGAAACAGTAAATTACAAACATAAAGACGGAAGAGATGATGTGAGTATTATTACTAAATGGACTCAAAAGGGAAGATTATTCTTGTATGAGTTTTTAAAAGAAAAAGATATTTTACCTATAATAGAAAAGGACTTAGACTTAATAAGATAAATAGGATTAATATAATAAAGTAGGCTACTCTTTTGAGTAGTCTATGGGGAGGAAATAGTATGACTAGTGGAATATATAGAATATATTGTAAAAGTGAAGATAAAAGCTATATAGGAAAATCAATTAATATCGAAGAGCGTTGGAAACAACATTTATATGAACTAAAGAAAGGTAAACATCATAATAAGAAACTTCAAAAGGTTTTTAATAAATATGGAAAAGATGATTTTGAGTTCTCTATATTAAAAGAAGTTAATGATTATTATGAAATAACTTATTATGAAAGCTACTATGCTGAAAAGTTCAATGCTTTCAATAATGGATATAATATAGCTAAACTATTTAAATCTCAAGATATAAAATATATATCAGATAATTTAGAGGATTTATCTAAAGAATGGTTATCTATTTTAAAAGAAAATTCTAAAAGAATAGGCAAAGAAAGATGGAATGTAAATATAAAAGTCCAAGATTTAAGTAAAAAATTGAATTTATCAAAAGATAAAACAATAATATTTATAAATTTTTTTAAAGACAAAGAATATAAGTGCAGAATTCTTCTAGGTGATATTATAAATATAAACTATTTTAGTAAAGAATATCTAGATAAGACTTATTCAGAATTTCATATTTAATGTAGATAAAGAGGAAATTGTCTAATAAAATAGAATTCTAAAATATAAATTATTAAGGGGATGTTATTTATGAATAAAAAATTAATAAGCATTTTAACATCAGGTATATTAGCAGTAAGTATGGTAGGTTGTAGTGATAATATAAATAAGAATAAAGCTGAAAGCTCTATAAAAGAAGAAAAACATATGACTGAAAAAGAGAGAATTGCCACTTTAAAAGGATTAGAAGGAAATGAATTAACAGAAGCATATAGAAAGTTGTTAAATAAAGATGAAATTGAATTTTTAAATAACCACGACTGGAAAATAGAAGAAGAAGCTAAATATTATCAAGATGGTGTAAATTTAAAAACACCTGAAAATTATAGTGGAAATGAAGTAGAAGCTGAAAAATATATAGCTAAACAACTTGATAGTATAGAAAAAACTTATCTAGATGATGAAATTTCTCCAAGTTTTGAATTTACATGGACTAATAATACAGGAAATGATATAAATTATTTAGAAATAGATTTTAAAGAATATGATAAAAACAATACTTGTGTACCATGGAATGGTGTTGAACAAAATATATCAGCTGGAGAAACTAGAAAAATAACATTGTACCTAAAAGAAAAAAGTACAGAAAGAATAGAGATAACAGGAGTTAAAATATACCATGTACCAACAAATAATACATCTGAAATATATGATGGATGTATACCTGGTATGTGGTACAAATTAGATAAATAATAAATAAAGCTGGTAAGGAAATTAATCCCTACCAGCCTTTTTATTATACTTTCTTTATATATTTAGTTGATGCAGTTATGTATAAACCTGATTCTAAGCGATACATAGGAGTATTTCCATTTTTAGCACCTACTGTATCTATTACTTGTAGATGTTGCCCCTTCTTAACTGTTGCAACTGGATCTGCATCCCAATCTGCTACTTTTCTTATATTAAGTTTATCAAGTGTTACTATTTCAAATTTTGTTGCCTTAGTTTGTTCTTTCTTAGGTTCTACTTTTTTACCATCTACATAGTTTTTTACATCTTTTATAAAATATGCAAATCCATCAGGAGAACATCCATATCCCCAGAAGTTAGTGCCGGGACAAGTTTTAGCGCTTCTTGAAGGATTATATTTACCTAAGTAAGTTCCTCCAGCAGTAAACCAACAATGGGGTCTTATATGAGTAGTATTGACGGGTATGTCAAATCTTTTAGAAAGTAATCCATACAAGTATATTACTGCCTTCTTTTGTGCATCACTCATCTTGTCATGTCCCTTGTCAAAGCATCCATATATTTCTATACAAATAGCGTGGTCATTCCAACCTCTAATACCAATTGGAGTACTATTAAGGTTTCTACCAGTTGTTATCTTACCGTCAGGGAAAACGTTGAAGTGTTGTGCTATATGATGTCCATGACCATCACTAGCTGCACTACCCCATTTAGATTTTCCATAACTGTCCAAAGATTTAGTTCTGCCGAAGTGTGGTTCCGAAAATACTTTTTTATCAGTTTTTTCCCATGTAGAATAGCTAGGCATATCCATATGGTGTACTTGTAATCTTGTTATTCTTCTACTTACCTTTTGTTTTGCAAGCCAATTTTTAACATCCTTTTCATTTTCAAGTAAGGTAAAACCACCTTGAGTTTTCATTATTTATCACCTTCTTTATTTTCAATTAAATTTTTAAAAGCTTGATGAAGTCCTACAGAACTTAAACCGCTCAACATTCCTCCTAGTAATACATTTACATTAAAATAGCCTGCTATAAAGTAGTTTAAAACCACTCCTATGCAGGCCATGATTAATGGTATATATTTATTAGGTATAAAATCTAAACTTGTTTTTATTACATATCCAATACAACAACATACTAATATTACTGCAACTACTAAATAATTACTTATAACACTTAAATCTAACATTTATCTCTCTCCTTTATTTTCTAATTCCTTTATTTTTTCTTCAACAACGCTCATTCTACTTATAAGATTATTATGCTTATCCACTCTATTACTCAGAATAGATATATCTTCTTTTATATTTTTTATCTGTTCTTGTATTACTGCAGTTGTCTTGTTATTGCTAAAGTAAGAACCTGCTAGGGTTCCAACAAATGCTAGTATTGCAACAATTATTTCTGTACTCATAGACAACACCTCTATTCTAGCAATGTTTGACTCTATCTTTTAATTCATCTTGTTTGGCATCATTAAATTGTTTCACTTCTGAAAGATAGCCTGTAATTCTGCGAATTCTTTGGAATGGAATTGGAACTACTTCATATTTCAAATCAACATAATCTCCATCCAATTTTACAATTAAACTTTTTATTTGTTGCCCTGGATTTTTCTTTTGAACATAATCTATATATGCTTGTTTCTCTCTTTCATCTAATTCTACTGTACACCCTTCTTCATTCCAGCAATGAAAATCCATAATATCACCCCTTTTTTACATTAAAAAAGAACCTAAAATTAATTAGATCCTTTAACTTTCTATATTGATTTATAAAGTACAATTATCCCTATTATAGACAGAATACCTATTAATATGCCTATTAAACATAATACTAATGCTATATATAATAAAGCCATGCCAACACTCCTTTTTATTTAGAGTATTAACATGACTTCATTTTTATAAACATATTTCTTACGCAATTGATTCAAATTGTGTAAGAATTTTTTAAATTTTTATGAATTATACAATATCAATTAGTTGTATCGCTTTAAATTGTTCAGTTCCATTTGCTTTAACACATACAATTATTTGGTCGTCCTTTCCTTCTTGTCTATATCTGAAAATAGTATTTTTATTATCATCATTAACAGTAGGAACAGTTGTCACAGTTTCTAAAAATGGAGAAGTTAAAGCCATTTTCCAATTTGCTTGAGTGTTTATATTATTTTGGTTAATATAAAGTAGTCTACCTGTACTTCCTAAAGCTCCTTCCTCTGCAAATTTTGTATATCCTCGAGTTCCTACCCAATGGCGAATAATAGGCATGACTGGAGCGACACCGTTTTTATTACCATTTCCATCCCATACACGTATTTTTATATCATTGAAATATTGAGTTGTATTATAATATTGTTCTTCTGAAATATGGCGTTTTCCATAAATAGGATACATAGTGTTCTCTTTATTAACTTCATATGTGTTGTTATCTTTAAAAATAACAAAATTAATTAATTTCGCCATAATTTCATGTCCAACATCATTAGGATGTATTGTATCTGCAATTAATCCGTTTGCTTTTCCTACTGTATGTCCACCAATTAATTTATCAAAATTTATAAGGCAACAATTTTTTCCCTTAGCAATTTCATACATTTTGTTTTCCCATTTTTTAAAGTTTGCTTTAGCGTCTTCGGTAGCGTCATAACTTTCATTTCTATTTGTTATATTAAGAATAACATCTTTTTTATTATTTTTTGCAGTATCAATTAAATGTGTTAATTTATCAAAATATTCGTCAAATTTTCCCGCAGCGCTATCATTTGCAAATAATTCACAATAAACTGTATCAAAAGAATCGTATAATATCATTGTCTTTATTTCGTCTTTTGTATAATCGCATAGTTGTCTGCCGCCTACAGACCAGTTTACAATTTTATATCCCATTTTTTCGGGTTGATGGTCTATCATAGCAGCTATCACATATGCTTTATTATCTTGTTTAGGGCAAATTTTAAAAGCCTTTCCAGCACCTACAGTGAAATAATTAGATATGCAACCTAAATTATTTTCACCACTACAATCTATGGTAGTTAATACCTTATCATCACTATCTTTTACATCAAATTGTCCACCATCAGTTTTTTTACAGTACACTATTGCAACCTTATAATCATTAGTAGGTAATACCCATGGAAAGTTAGGTATACCAAAGAATTCTTTACTCGCATTTGAGCTACTTAGAGTCTGTAAGTTAATACCATTTTCTTCTTTAGTCCAGCCTGTAGCTTCTTTGTAATAAAAATATTCCATGGTATATTTTACAAAACTTTGATGATAATATGAAGCATTTGTAAATCTTTGTATAAAACCATAATTATCTGTAGCAGCAGTACCTGCTCCGATAGAATCTCCTAGAACTACCATACTAAAAAATTCTCTGTTATTTATATTTTTTAGTGCGCTCCTATTATAAATACAATCATCAAATGTATTTAGCACCACATCATTCGCAATATCTTTATATTGTGCAGCAACTTCATTTACTGCACCTTTAACATTTTTAGCAGTTGTAGTTAATTCCTCAGTACCTAAATCAGTTTTAATAGTATTTATATCAGTTTTTATTCCTGTGTCATCATAAGGTGTTGAACTGTTCTTAGCTTCTTCTATTTTCTTTTCTAGTTCTTGCTTAGCACTTTTGCCAGTTCCGTCATAGTCAACATTTTCTAAATCAACTAGTTTGAAATCACCATTATTTTTTTGAGTAAGTTTTCCTATTATTTCAATGCCCATATTATTTACCTCCTTTATTTTATGCTTACATTAGTATTACCTAAGTTAGCATTATCTGATTTATATATATCATAGTTTTCTTTGTAGTTATCGCTGTTAGTAAATTCTATAGTTGCCACCTTGCTAAATCCTCCATCAAAACCACCAACGTTGAAACTGCAAGTACCTAATCTACTAGGGATGCAATAGAATATATATTCTCCAGCTCCTGCATTTACTGTTATGGTTCTATTCTTTGAATTGGATAATTGTTTTGTTAATCCATTAATCAAAGCACTATCATAAGTTGTTGTAGTTGATTTTCCGTAGTAAACTCCGTTAGCAAATGTAATAGTAGCACTCTTTGATTTTTTTACATCACTATTAGATGTTGCGGCTAAAGTGTAAGTAGTTGTTGCAGTAACTCCTGTAAATGTTTTCGTTCTTAATGTATTCTCAATAGCTTCATTATTAATAGTTTGGCTTTTTATTGTGCTATGTGTATAGTTCCATGTTAATTTTGGACTAACAGTACTACCCATTTGAGCTATATTTGGAGCTACTGAAATAGATGAAATATCAAAAGGATTTTGTATATCCCATACCTTAGCTTTAAGGTCATTTATATCCTTTTTTATTGTAGTATCATCATAGGATGTACCGCTTCCACCTGAATTTTGATGTGCTGCCTCTATACCATTTTCCATATTGTTTAACGCTTCTTTTGTAATTCTGTCTCCACTTTTCCATACTTTTTTATTATAAGACATTTTATCCCTCCTTATAAAAAAGAGGACCTATGAAGATCCTCTTAATGATAATAAAAAAGAGAAGATTAATTTTCTATTAAATCTTCTCTGCCTTCTGCTACTAATATAATGTCTATTTGTTCTTTATATTTACTAAACTTACTCATAACCTTTGCATAACTAAGGTTACCTTTCATTATTTGTAATGCTAAATATCCAGCCATTCTTATTCACCTCCTTCTTCTCCAAATAATAAATCATTCAATGCAGTTTGAGTTAGTTCTAATTCTGATTTTAATTCTTCAACTTCCTTTTTTAGTTTTCCATTTTCTTCTTTTTCCTTATTTATTTCTATCAATGATTTTTCGTGAAATATTTTCATCATTCATACGCACCGTTACTTAAAATCTATAAACTTTATTAAACATTAAAACAACCATTACTAAAGATTATAATCTATTTCTCTATTCATCCCACCCTATTTTGCCTAAGCTACTCTAGTTTATATAGCAGTCCAAGAGCATAAATTCGTGGTCAACGAGCCACTACATATCACGAGTTATCTTTAAAGTGATTTCCCGTAATTTGCAAGATTAAGACTTGCATTAAAATCTCTATCAATAGTTAAACCACATTCACATTTATAAATTCTATCTGATAGTTTTAAATCTTTCTTAATATTGCCACAGTTACTACACATTTTGCTTGATGGATAAAATCTATCTACTTGAACAAAATCTATATTATTCCATTCACATTTATATTCTATTTGTCTTATAAACTTATATAAATTTTGTTGTTGTATAGCCTTTGATAAATGTTTGTTTTTTATCATTCCTTTTATATTTAAGTCTTCCATAACTATTCTACAAGGTTTGGTTTTCACTATTGTAGAAGTACATTTATGAGTATAATCAAGTCTTATATTCTTTAGTTTACGATGAAGTTTATTTATTCTTTTTTCTAGGTCTTTAATATTATTAGTTTTTAAGTAACGTCCTCCTTTCTTATTAGATTCATATTTCTTACTCACTTTTCTTTGCAAATGTTTTAGTCTTTTTTCAAGTTTTTTAATTTGGTTTGTTTTATTAATATTCTTAAATACCATTCCATTACTACAAACTGCTAATTCTTTAACTCCTAAATCTATTCCTATAACTTCATCTGTAGTTTTATGAGGTCTATTTTCTATTTCTATTCCTAAAGTTAATATCCAACATCTTCCATTATGAGATATATGAGGATTAATGAATTTAGATATTTTAGTTAAATCCATATTATAACTTGACTTGCATTTAACTTTGCCTATTTTTTCTAACTTCACTATATTATTTTCATAGAATTTAATTCTATCGTATCGGCTATAAAAAGAATTTTTAGACTTCTTTTTACTTTTAAATTTAGGTAATTTAGCTTGTCCTTTATAAAAATTTATATATGCTTTGTCTAAACATCTAATACTTTCTTTTAATGTTGCATTAGATATTTCTTTTAACCATTCTACCTCGTCTTTATGTTTAGTTAACATTTTACCTAATTCAGCAGTAGAATATTTTTTCTTTTCTTTTTTATAAAGTTCATTGTTTTTAGCTAATGCCCAATTATAAACATATCTTTGACTCCCTATATATTTATAAAATAATATTTCTTGTTCCCTAGTTGGATATACCTTTATATTTAATGCTTTCATTATTATCACCTCCTTTACTTATATTATATCATAAAGTCATATGACTTGCAATGACTTTAGTTTTATTTTATAATATATTTGAGGTGATAGTAATGGCAAATAAAGAATTAAAAAATAGAACCCCTATTGGTTCAGCTATAGATAAAAAACTCTATGAAGAACTAAAACAATATTCAAAAGATACTGGAGTACCAATGTCTAAATTATTAGATAGAGCCATATCTTTATTATTAGAGTCTACTAAAAAATAGTAGACTCTTTTTACTCATACGCTCCTCCAAATCCAAATATTGCAACTTCTCCATCATATCCTTGATTCTTTGTAACTGTTATTCTTATTTTAATTCCCCATTTGGAAGCAGTTTTGCTTGTATTAGTAAATAAATGAGGTCTATTAAGTACTACCATAGTAGTTGCATCTTCCCATGTAGGATTAGGGTCAAATCCATTGTTACATACTTCTACTTTTCCAACTCCTCCAGTTGTGGTCCATTGAGGGGATACTAATATCTTTGTTGCTTTTGCATCTGTTTCTATTGCATTTTTCATAACTATTTGTAGTTTTGTTATTTTTCTGGAAAATGTAATAGTCTTTGAACTACTTCCACCAAGAGCATCACTTGCTATTATTTCTACTGTATTTGTATTAGATCCACAAGTAAGCCAGAACGTATCAGTTATTCCTACTGTATAGTTTGTATTTGAAGTTGCACTAAATTGGTTTATTACTTCACCATTCAATTTTTCAGTTACAGTTATTGCATCTCCTTCATTATCTTTAACTGAATAAGTAATACTAGGCTTAGTTGTTAATTGCCCTAAGTCTGCTTGCCCTGTATAATTTATAAATGGTGCTGAATTAGTCTTTACAAATGTATATCTTCTATATGTAGTAGCACTTCCGTCAGTAACTTCTATTTCTATGGTATTGGTAGTATTCATGCTAAGAGAAACAAATAATTCATCTGTTATTGTAAATGTTAAAGTTGAATTTTGAGTTGGATTTTTTAATGTTCTTATGATACTTCCATTTAATTTTTCTTTTACTGTTAATTCTTGGTCACTATCTTCATCTGATATAGAATAAGTTATACTAAATGAACTTGTTTTATTTCCTAAATTTTCATCTTCTCCACTTATAGTAGGTGGATTATTTAATAATTCCAATGCAAGTATACATCCGTTAGCAGTTGAAAAGGTATCCAGGTCAAAATCATTTTCATCCCATAAACTTTTTATATAAGGAATATAATTATCTTTATTATATATAATATTGATAACGTTAGTTCCATTTAATATTGTAGATGTTAATGTATATAGAGGATTAGAAGACGTTATTGAAAAATCCAATTGGTCTAATACAGTACTGCTTAGTTTATTTTGAAATTCATCCTTTGATAATAGTCTTAAAATATATGCTGAACCATTTAATTTTAAAGTTTTATTCATATTAACTTTTTTAAATAATGCATTATAAGATACATCTTGAAATATAAAAGTTTGAGATATATATACTTTTTTACCATCAATTTTGCTTTCTATCCATTTAAAATCATATTTACTTTCCGTATTATCAACAAATGTGTATGATTTATAATCATAAAAATCGGGAGCATATCGACTTGGAACTTGTTGTAATTTTTTAGTATTTCCGGAACTATCAACCACTTGTAATGCTCCTATAGTTACTATATCACCTACTGCCATCCAATCACTTCCTTTCTAATAATAAACCTTACCTAAAATTGGACTATAAATCCCATCAACAATATTGATATCATCTAGAGTAGTTAAGTCTTCTAAGAAATTGTTATGTGGCATATTATTTATAAGATTGTCTTCTAATACTTTTACTTTTGTTTGCATATTTTTTACAGCTGTCTCCATTGCAATCATTTCACTATGTGCTGATTCTATGCCATCTTCCATATGATTCATAAGTCTAGCACAATACAAAGTGCCAACTTGTAATACTTCTCCTGTATCAACATCTTCTATATGGTCTATCCATTCATTCTTTGTATATATACTCATTTTTTACACCTCCGTAAATTCATGCTTAAATGCTATATATAATGCCTTATCAGTAGTTCTTTCATAGACTTTCTTGTCTTGTGCTACTATATCCCCATCTTCATCTATTACTCTTATATTTGTAATTTTTCCTTTATAATTCTCATCAAAGAATACATAAGCACAAGCAGTATTTCCTATTACTTTTTTAGAAAAAAAATCTATTTCTTTTTCTTCTCCATCAAGTGTATATTTAACATTTTTTAGTTTGCTAATATAATAATTTGCTAATTTATTAAGTGCCTTATCTGTAAGAGTTCTCAAGTTTATCACCTCCTAATGTGATATAGCGTTATTGCTGACATTTAATGTTATGCTTTTTGAAACACCGCTCTTAGAAGTTGCTGTGATAGTAGCTGAACCACTTGAACTAGCTGCAACACAAAATCCACTATGAACAGTAATAACACTTTCATTATTTGATTTCCAGCTTAAAGCTTTGTTGATACAGTTATCATTAAACGTTGCTCTAACTACACAATTATTTTCATTGAAATCTGTTGCTTGAATTGTGAAATCACTACTATTAAGTACTACATTTTCTGTACTCAATGGATAATATTTAACCCAATCAACATATTGAGTTATTTCAGTTGTATCACTATCAGGAGTACCACCACTAGCTCCTATCGCTTGGTTAAGTAAAATAAAGTGTGGTATATGGAAGGCTCTATTATCAGTAGCACTTGTTCTTGATAATTCATTTCCATCAATAGAGAAAATTAATGTACCATCCGTTTTCCATTCCATTGCAAATATATGCCAATCACCAGTTGTATAATTATCATACCATACACGACCACTTTCTTCCTTTTGATTGAAGAATGTTCCGCAAGTTAATTTTTTATTATAAAATTCAACTATATCAAATTCTCCACAATACGCCCACCATTCGCCCAAAGTATCCGGGCTACCATTTTCTTTATATCCAAATTCAAAACTATCTCCTAAAGTCCAAAATGCTCCAAATGCTCCATTTAAGTTGCATAATTTAACACGTGCCTCTATTTTCCCATACATAAATGCAAAATGACCTTTTGATATAATAGAAGATGAAGTCCAATTCCCACTACTATCTTTTAAACCCCTTAAAGCTAATACACCATCGTTGACTTCAGCGTTTGTATTTGTATATCTTTGAGTTTCATTATTTCTTACATATCCTAATTCATATCCCCATTTATTTGAATCTATTGCGTTACTTGAAAAGTCGTCTATAACGTAAGCTCCGTCGCTATCTAGCAAAGCACTTGTACTAGAAGATGATTTAGTCAATGTTCCAGTTACTTGTGTACCGCCACTTGTACCACATATTCTAATATATGAAGCACCAGCTGGCACATTAATTGTTGTTGATAAAGACCCAACTGACCAGTCTGATGTATTATTTTCTATATATCCTCCTGAGTCATTGCCTAGATAAGTATCACTACTATTATAGAAACATACACAAACATAACTTATAGGATTTAAATCAAGTGTATATTTTCCGGATGGAGTTACTGCTATTTTATCAACTGTGCTATAGTATTTTCCATCGGTAGTATCTGTAATTACCCCATTATCAAGTTTTTTATACTGAGTGAAAGTTAATTGACTATTATCCACTAAAGTGACAATAAATACATTACTTGTCTTAGTAGTTCCACTTGCAGTTGTTACTCTTATAGCCATACTATATGTTCCAGCACTACCTTGGTTGTCATGCTTGAATTTGTAATTTGTTCCATTTACTACAACATCACTTGTTTTATCGTAGAACGTATTTCCACCATCCCATGATACTTCATGTTTTACTACAGCTATATTTGTACTATATTCGATATAGAATTCTGTTTGTGCAGGTTGTGTTATGTTTGCTATATTACTTATAGTTAATGTTTCGGTAGCACTTATAGATATAATTAAATCTCCAGTAACTTTAGATATATTTATTTCATTATTATTAAAAGTAGTAGAAGTTATATCTACTCCTCCCATAGTTATGCTTATTGAAGTTATTCCATACCCACTATTGGCAGTTATAGTAGCAGAGTAACTATTCCCATAATCTATTTGTATTGCAGAGTTACTATTACTTACATTAGTTAATTTATTAGTTATACTAAATTTGATTATTGTAGCAGTTATATTCCCATTATCATCCTCAGATAATGTATATTTTTTATTATCAAGTGTTAATATTTTCCCAGTAACCTTCCCACTTATCAAGCTTATATTAGTAGCCATTGTTTGAAACGTATCTGTATTACTTGTTGCTACCCCTTTGCCAGTAATAGCTTGAGCAATTAAAGTTTTACCATTACTGGCAGATTGAAAAACCTCATTTATTGCACCTTTTAAATCTTTTGCTAATGTAGATAACGTTCCAGATCCTATTATATTTTTTATTTCTGTGTCATCATAATTATGCAGATTCTTCAATTCTTGATGCGCTTCATATATCCCATTTTCAATATTATTAATATCTTCTTGTTTCATAATATCGCCGGTTTTCCATACTTTCTTTTTATATGCCATATATTCACCTTCTTTCAGTTATAAAATTTTGCTATATCCTATCTTTAATTCGCCTATTTTAGAACTTATACTTTCTGTTTCTGTTACAATAGCATAATCAGCAAAAGCATAATCAACAATATTGCTTGTATTTTCATCCCCTACGATAGCATAATCAACAAAAGCATAATCAACAATATTATTTTTACTTGGATTATGTATTAATTCAAATTCCTCTTTTGACATTTTTATTATATTTTTATATAGTCCACAAATAGGTAAATTGCTATATCCATCATAAGTTCTTGCTTGTATTACTTTTCCTATATTGCCATATCCATCTGAATAAGGTTTCCACCAAGTACCAACTCTAAATGTATTGCACTCCGGCAACTTAGATAATGCTATTCTCTGATTGCTATTAATTACTACTGTTCCCTTTGAAGCAAAAGTAAATGAATAATTCAAATGAGCTGGTTTATATAGTTCAATTGCATTAATAAGGTCTGAAAAATTACTACTTTTAAATTTTGCATTTTCTAAAGTAAGATTAAAAATGTAATGTGCATTATCTTCTTCAACTGTTACATTTTCAGCATCAAAAAAGGAGTATGCAAGTTGCTTTACTACTTCGATAGTAGTTGTTTTGCTACCCCTCATTTTAGTTAAAATTATACTTCTTCTTTCTTCATATGTTTTCCCTGTCCCTCTTGGCAAACACATCATATTTTCCCAATAATCTAAGCCCCAAGTTGCAGTTAAAACATACATTTGTCTTAATACATCTTCTATTTCTTCAACTAATATATCTCTTTCTTTTTGTTCAGCCTCTATAATAGGTTTAGTATATCCATTGTCATAAAAATAAGGTAGTTTATCGATTAAATCCAACTAAACCACCTCGCTCACCGAAATTGTAATTGTATCTATAACAGGAATAAAATAATCTCCAATAGGTATATTTTCTTGTTTATTATTTATTGTATATGTTACTATATCATCTACTGCTCCCAAATCACCAACTACCGATAATGCTTTATAATATATAATATCTTCATCTTCCAAATTATTTACATAATCTGATAAGACTGTTGATATTTGTTCCTTTGTATCATCTAACGAATAAGCACTATCTAGTTTTATTTTAATATCAAATGTTAATTTTAATAATTGTGGAGTATCAACTGTTACAGTTGCTCCTATTGGTCTTTTTTCTTCTATATATGATATAACTGTATTTACAGTTTCTTCACTACATGGAAGATTGTCATTACCTATAATAAGCACTTTTACTGTTCCATTGCCATTCCAAAGAGGATATACTTTTACTCTTCCTACTCCGTCACACTCTAATGCCCACGCTTTATAATCATTAACATTTCCTGATGTCCTTGGATTTTGAATTATATATTTAAACCTTGCCTTAAGTTCTTCATCTGTTTCAGCATCTACACCATTTTCAAATGCACTTTCATTTATTAATGAAGTAACTCCAGCGATAGGTTCTACTAATCCAAAAGTGGACCCAGCTGGTAAATTATATTTATATCCTATTTCTGTTGCTTCTACATATAAAGTATCTTCATTTGGTAAAAGTATATCGTTTAATACTATATATTCTAATCCATTAGATGTAATTATTGTACTGTTACCTATAAAAGTATCATCTAATCCAGTAACCTTTATAGCTCCGGTTGCTTTTTCTCCGTCTTTTCTGTATACCCCAAATTCATTAACTCTTTTATCCAAATAGTCGTCAAAAGTATCTTCTATAAATGCTAAATTAAGTATATCGCCCATAGAGATATAAGCTTTCGCTAATTCCTCAGCTAATGGTGCTAATAAGTTAAATGATACTGAACCTTCTCTAGTATCTAAATTATTAGCACTTGTATTTTCCAAAATTCTTTCAATTAAGGCTTCATATGTTTGCTCGCTAAACAACAAAATTCACCTCCAATTCTTCATAAATTGTTATTGCTCTCATATCTACTTGTAATGTATCTCCATCAAAATCTACTTCAAGTTTATTTATTTCTAATATATAAGGATTTATCAATAATGCTTCTTCTATATATCTAGTAACCTCCATTTTAGTAAGTTCAGGAGTATAATTTTGTCCTAGCAATGTATCTATTTCACATCCAAAATCCCATGAATATATTGAAAAATAATATCTAAATGTTTTTATAGCGTGCCATATCCATACACATATAGCTTCATTTTCCTCTACTATCTTAAATTCATTGTTAATAATAAGAGGATGTTCATTCTTGAAATCCCATGCTATTTCTCTATACAAAGGCAATGTGTCATCTTCTTCTAATTCTATGTCTGATACACTTTCAGTAATGTAGTCAATAAAGGGATAAAAACTATCATTGTATTCTTCATCCATCTATGCTCACCACCTTTGAGATAATATAAAAAATATCATCTTCTCTAAGCATTACAACTTTATCACCAATATTCAGCTTATTTACATAATCTTTAGATTTATGAGAGTGTTCTCCTCCTGTATGAGTATGCGTTCCATCTCCTCCACCTTCTCCTGTTGCATGGCCTCCACCACTATGAGTATGTTCTCCTTTTGTATATGTTTGTGTTTCCTTATGTCTATCTAAGAGCCATTTATCTATCATGAGATTATCTTTATCTAATTCTATTTCAGATGTTTTAATTATTAAATTTGGAAGAGGTGATACAACAATTCCTATATTCAATAATTTGTTTTCTGTTATATTACTTTTAGAAGTTTCTTTAATTATAGATAGAAATTCATTGTAAGGATTTTTTTCCATTAGATCACCACCTTATATATGTCTTCTTGCCCATATAAATTTTGTTCCTTTGTAAGACAAGTATGATTTCAAATTAACTATTATGACTTTCTTATAAGAGTATGAAGCATGTATCATTTGCCCATTTCCTATATACATACCAACATGAGTTATTCCATTTGCTCTATCTGTTGAATAAGTATTAAAATAAATTAAATCTCCAGCTTGTAATTGTGATATGCTTGTTATCTTTTTACCTTGTTCGCCTTGTACATTAGAAGTTCTTTGCAATGTTATTCCTAATGCTGTTTTATACACATAACGAGTAAATGATGAACAGTCAAATGATGCAGTAGAGTTTATTGAAGCACCCCATACATAAGGTGTTCCAAGTTTAGCTTTTGCAACAGAGATTAATTTTTCCTGTTTTTTATTTAAAGGTAAATTTGAAGTAGTTGGGACTTCTTTGTATCCAGTTCCATCGCCTATTATGATATATCCATATTTTTTCCCAAATCTATTACATTCTGCTGCACTACTCATTAATATATCTATGTGGTATACTCCATTTACAACTTTTATTGCTTTACCTCTATCTGTAACTGTATAAGTTTTCCCGTCTATGAAACTTCCAGTGCCACTTGGCTGTATTTTTGTATGGAATGGAATGCTTTTAGGTGCTGCACATGTACGTTTGCTAGGGTCTAATCTATTACCAAGAGAATCGTAAAATCCACCTTCCATTTTTGTATTAGCAGGATAATAAGCTGTAAATAGTGCTTTTACTTTTTTACCATTTAATACTTTTTTTCCATCATTGTAATTATTATCATTGTATGGTGTTTCTTGTTTTTCTTCATCTTCTCCTGCTTCAACTTCGTTCATTAAGTTTTTATAATTAAGATTAAGCGCTATTTTATATTCTCCATTTTCCCAAGTATGAGAGTCTGTATCTATATAAAATAGTCCTTTTAATCCTGTTGATGAGTCTGTAACAGTCACACCATATCCAGTAATACAAGTGGTATCTCCATATCCATCCAAAGATGCACTTCTTTCTCTATCGTTTAATTTTTTCTTTGCTTCTTTTCTAGCACTTTCTAAATCTATAACTGTAGTAGTTGTTGTTTGGTTATTGTCAGTTACATCTGTTGATGTATTTGAATTTGATATTTTTTTACCTCCAACAACAACCTTTGAGTACCAATTCTTAGCTGTATTACCTCTTTTTTCATTATATCCACCACGTTCAAAACATTTACCGAATTCATAGCCTGCTTTGTATGGATCTGTTAATTTCATAAATTTACTTAATCCACCAACTCTACTATTAAGTAAAGCTACAGTAGTACTTTCTTCGCCACTAAGTTCATCCCACATATGCTCTAATTGAAGGTTAAGATTAGTCCAACTTACTCCCTTTTTAGAAGCTTTTCTTTTAAGACTTGTTAATCTTCCTCCCAGCCATTGCAATAATCCACTAGCTCCTATACTATTAACAGAACTTGTATTGAATGAGCTTTCACATTCTGCATTAGCTACTATAGCTGCTGCAACTTGCGGAGTGCAACCTTTGCCTATACAGAAATCAAATATAGATTTTGCTATTGAATTAGTAGTATTTAATGAAAAAGAGTTGTTTTTAGTAGTTGAAGATGTAGAAGCGGAAACTGCCATTGTTGATATTTCAGATGTTGCTGATTGTGTAGTTTCTGATGTTTGACTTTCAGCTTTTACAACTTCTTGAAATAATCCATACAAATCTATTGAATTACTATTCTTTTCTTCTCCTATTTTATTCCCTGAGTCATCTACTATAATTACTCTATTTACTACATTCTCTATACTAGATTTATAAGTTGTTGATATTATATTTTCTTTTTCTTTGAATTGAACATCTAACTTTATATCTCCTTTTAGGGCTGTGCATATCTCACCTTCCTTAGCATAGCACATATATTCTTTGCCATTACTAGCATGAGAATTTGTATAAGCACTCATTATAGTGTCATACATGCTTACTCCTATAAATACTTTGCTCCATGAAACACCATCACTTACAATGCTTCCTTTTTTAAGTCCATATTTTGAATAATCATCTAGCATTTGAGTAGTTATTTGACTAGCAGTCTTGTTCTTGAAGTTGTAATTAACTTTAATATTAACTAGTTTTTGTGCATGGTCATAAGCCATGTAGCTTGTAGTATCAGTAGTTTTTTCTATACTGTATATAAATCCTCTAAATAATTCTTTTTTATTTTCATAAAAAAAAACCATATAGCCTTCTTTAATATCGACTTTTGGTATTTTTTTATCGTATTTATTTGAAATTATTGAAAATTCCAGCTTTCTTGATGCTTGTTTATAATCTCCACTCCAAGTAACTTTTTCTACTAACTGTGTTATATCTGTTTTTTTATTATTTCTATCAACTATTTTTAGTGTTATCATTATATCACCAGCTTCCATCCAGCTTTAATTATTGTATTTTTAGCTAATGAAGGATATTTAGATTTATTTTTTTCTATTATTTTTTTATAGCTTGATCCTTTTCCATAATATTTCTTTGCTATATCATATAGTGTATCTCCCTTTTTTACTGTATGAATTGTTTGTTTACTTTTGGTTGAAGTTTTATTTTTATTATTGTTTTTATCCTTTGAAGATGTCCTATTTTTGTTATCAGTTTTCTTTTTAGCTGGAGTTGTTGATGATATTTTAATTTCTCTATATTCCTTTAGATTGATAGTATAATATACATCTCCTGTGCCATCTTGTTGAGAAAAGGTAAAATCAGTTATTCTTGCTTGGAAGTTTATTTCTGTGCCAGTCACTATAAATCTCATTACTTCACCATTATCCATGTAACTTCTTATTTTAGAAACACAATCCCATTGTTTTGGATAATTTGAATAATTTACAAATTTATATTTTCTTTTTGGATTTGGGAAAAATGATGATATCTCTATTGTTCTTAATCCTTTACCTCCAAATATTGCAACATCTCCTAATCCTGTTATATTGCTGTCATTTATTATTGCATAATCTTGTACATTTATAGTAGAAGGCAATATTGGAAATCTAAATATATGTTTATCATTTTTTAAATACATCTCCATAATGCAATATTACCCCCTTACTAAGTTATTATTTTTTGTTCATTTAGTTTTCTGACTATTCCTGATGTTACTTTTTCTATATCCGCTTCTTCTCTTATTATAGGTCCATTCATCGTTATA